CTTCAATGAGGTGAAGAGCTGGGCACATACGGGCAGTCCTACGCTGGATTATAACCTACGAACTTTCGGACTACCTACGGGGATTATAGAAATCGCAGGCAAAAGCCGTAGTGGTAAAACTACGCTTGGACTAATGTCGATGAAACATTTCTTAAAAGAAAATCCTGAGAATGGAATTGCTGTTATACTTTCCAGTGAAAATCGAGACAATAAAGATTACGCTCTTCAATTAGGTTTGCCTGTCAATGATATCATTATCGTTAAGATAAAGTATGTAGAGGCGATGTTCATGCAAGTGAAGAAGCTTATCACGGATGCTAATGAAATATTATCGGAAAGTAAATTAAAGCCAAAATTCTTCTTTCTTTGGGATAGCTTGGGAGCCACCTTATCAAAATCTGAGTTAGATACCATGGAAGAGAATATGAAGAAGTTAGATAAGGAACTTCAAAAAGGAACAGACGTAGAAGACATAGAACTGAAGAATGAAAAGATGATGGCTTTTGCTAAGGAAGCAAAGAAGTTTGCTAAGTTTATCATGTCGGAAATGTATACTAATACTATTCACTTTGTTATGCTTAATCATCAGTACGAACAAAGTACCATGGGCATTTCTACCCGTAAAAGTACAGGCGGAGAATGGGTATCTTTGCTTCCTACCTTGCGTCTTTCTATGACTTTGAAGGGACACGATAAGATTGATGAAATAGAAGTAGCTCAAACTACGGAAGTGAAGGTCATCAAAAACGATTTTGGTAGTAGAAAGAAAACCGACATAAGAATCCTTTTGGGCTATGGCATTATTCTTTCTGAGGAGGATATTGAGTATGCGGTAGAAACGGGAATTTTGAAAAGAGAGGGGAAAAAGAAGGTAAGTTTCCTGAATGGGAAATTAAGTTGGAGCACTCCTCGAGAATTATTCAAGCATTATCAGGAACATAATAAATTTCTGAATGTACTTCATAACAAGATAAAGAAGTCAATGCAAGGAGATTTAATCGAATTGAGAAAAAGTCTTATGAAGTATGCCGAAGAAGAGGAAGAAGACTAAATCAACGTTTATAAGGGAAAACTGTAGTACATGAAGAAAATTGTAAACAAACAACCTATTGCTATTTTCGTTACAGATATACATTTAGACAAGGATAACGGTGAGTTGGTAAAGTCGATATTTAACCAGCTCATCGAACTTTGTAAGAAATATGAAGTAAATCGTATAATCTGTGGCGGAGACGTATTCACCAATCGTTCTGGTCAACCGCTTTCTTGTCTTAAAGACTTTAGAGAGATTCTCCGACAGCTAACTAAAGAAGGGATAGAACTTCACGTTATTCCTGGTAATCATGATAAAACGGACGGAAATGCCGAAGATAGTTATCTGGATGTTTATGGGGATAAAAGTTTGAAGCTTTACTCTTCAGCCGCTTTTAGGTATCTGGATGGAGTGATTTTTGTATTCATTCCTTATTTTGGAGATGACGTTTGGCTCCAGGAGTTTGAAAGAGTAGACGCTTTGGTAGAAAGTTCTTTTATAGAAAAGGATTTTGATGAGGAAACTCCTGTGATAATGATAACTCACTCTGGGTTTGATGGAGTAGTGAATAATGACGGTTCAGCGGTAAGCTCTTTGATTAAGCCTAAAATGTTTGAAAATTATAGTAAGGTTTTGATAGGACATTATCATAATGCTTCTAAGTTAGCAAAGAACGTAATTTACACAGGTTCTGCTTATCAGAATAATTATGGTGAAAATATAACTGACAAGGGCTTTACTCTTATTTATGATGACGCTTCGATTGAGTTTGTCCCATCAAAGTTTCCAAAGTATATAAAAGAAGTTTTGGATATTAATGATCAAGAAAGCTTGAGAAATGTAATAGAAAAGTACCAAGGAGAGAAGTATGATCATATTCGTCTTTTATTTCGAGGAAAGAAGGAAGACGCTCAAAAGGTAAACATCACAGAGCTTTCCCGTTTAGGATTCGATTGTAAATTTGAGGCAGAAGAAACCACGGAGGCGATTGAAATAAGCGAATCGGAAGCGGTTTTATCTTATGACAAGAAAACCTTAACAAAAGACTTTTTGACTTTCTGTAAAGAGCAAAAGATAAAAGGGAATAAACTGAAGTATGGACTTGATTTAATAAAGAATATCAGCAATGTGGCATCCGATAAAAATTGAAATATACGATTTATTTGCTCATAGAGAATCTATTTATGAGTTTAAAAATAATGCTTGTACTGTTATTTTCGGAAGGAATGAAACTGACCGAGGCATGGACAACAATGGGGCGGGGAAAACAACCCTTTTTGAAGCTATTGTTTTAGCATTAACAAATAAATCTTTGAGAGACATAAAAAAGGAATCTTTCATTAATCGCTATTCGGAAGATTGTAAGATCATATTCCACCTTCATAATGATGTTCTAAAGCAAAAGTTAAAAATCAGCCGTCAGTTTTTTCGTTCTAATAAACCCGTGAAAGTTGAGATATGGGAGAACGAAGTGTTGAATACCAATCTAACTTCGGTTGATGAAGCTAATAAGAGAATAATGGATCTTATTGGAGTAAGTCGAGAGGATTTGATTCGTTATTTTATCATAGGGCAAGATAATAAGTACACTTTCTTTACCGCTGGAGATTCTGAAAAGAAGGAGGTTATGAACCGTATTACGTCTGCGGATATGATTAATCCAGCTTTGGAAGAGCTTAGTAGTCGGAAGAAGCAAAAACAAGCAGAATACAATGAGATTGACCGAGAGCTGGGGGAATATACGTATAAGAAAGAATTATTAGAAGAGCAACGTCAGGAAGTGCTTTCTAATGATGATACGGAGGAAGAGATAAAAGCTCTGAAAGAGAAGATGATTCGTAAAAGTGAAGAAAAGGAAGAAAACGAGAAACGTTTGAAGAAAATAGAAACTCTTTTGACAACGAAGGATAAAGAAATAGATGCTATCACCGTGCCCGATTCCAGCCTTTTGAAAAAAGATAAATTGAGAGTTCAAAAAGAAATCGAAGAAATCGAAGAAGAACTTCAGGGAAGTAAAGAAGCTTTGAAAGCTATTAAAGATGAACTTGCGGAATCTGTTACCTGTCCGAAATGTAAAACTGAGTTTATTCAAGATTCTCAATTAGGTCTTTCAGTGAAAGAAGCAAAAACTCTTTTAAAAGAAGCAAAAGAAGAGATGGATGCTTTGAATCGAAAGTTAACGATTAAGAATAAAAAACTGGAAGCGATAAAGAAGCAAATGAAGGAAGCTGCCCGAGCCGAAGAAATTGTTGAAGGTCTGGTAGAAGAGAAGGATGATCTGATCAAAGAAAAGAAAAACCTTTCGGAAGATATAACCGATATTGAAAGAAAAATCAAGAAATGGGGTGCAGAAATAAAAGCCTTGAAAGAGAAGAAGGAAGATAATCAGTTGCTCAATAGTTTGAATGCTCGTATAGAGGAGTGCGATAAAGAAATAGATAAACGTACCGAGAAGGCAGAAAAAGTTAACGGTGAATTGGAAATGATCAATTACTGGAGCTATTATATGGGCAAGACGGGATTCTCAACTTATCTGGCTAATAAGTCTATTAAAGTCATAGAAGGTATAACCAATAGTTTCCTTAGAAAATTTGGAGTAGACTTATCTGTTTTGATAAACGGATTTACAATTCTGCGTTCCGGAGAAGTAAGAGAAAAGATAGACGTATTTGCCTTGAATGATGGAATAAATGCTGAACCATTTTTAGGAAAATCCGGAGGCGAAAGGGGACGCATCAATATAGCGGGTATTCTGGGTATTCAGCATCTTATAAATATGTCTACGAACGGTAAGGGTTTGAATTTGCTTTGTTTAGATGAGTGCTTTCCTGGGATTGATACGACAGGACAAGAAAATATTATCAAGATTCTTGAAAAAATGGGTATAACAATTCTGATGATAACCCAAAACGTTTCGGATAATTTCAACAATGAGAATAAGCTTTATGTTATCAAAAGCGGAGATGTAAGTAGATACGTGTAATTGCTCCAACGTTTACATCTAATAAAAGTTGTTAGTGTAAACTTATTTAATATATGGAGAATCGAGATCGTATTAAATTTTTCAGAGATAGAAAAATCATAGCCATTGATCCGGGAAACAATGGCGGTATTGTAATTTATTCCGTTGATAAACAAAAAGTTATAGACATGTCGGTAATGCCTCCTACGATGCAGGAGATTGCTGCGTTTATAAAGATTTATTCTAAAAATTCTGTTTGCTATATTGAGAAAGTGGGAGGACTTCCTGGGATGTCAGGTTCTGCTATGTTCAACTTCGGCAATGGAGTAGGTCATCTTCAAATGCTTCTTTTTTTATTGAAAATACCTACGGTTGAAGTTACACCCCAGAGGTGGCAAAAGGAACTTCAATTAGGAACCAGAGGAAATAAAACTAAAACTTTTTGGAAAAATAAGCTCAAGTCTAAAGCTCAAACTCTATTTCCGTATGTTGGAAAGATAACTTTGGCGACTTCTGACTCGCTTTTAATTTGCGAATATGCCCGAAGACAAGAAAACTTAAAATAAATAATGCCATGAGATATAAATGTAATAACCCACAATGCTCAAAGTTCGAAGAAATCGAATTTTACAGCAATGAAACCTATAAGTACATAAACGGTAAGTTAACCGGAGAAAATTCCCTTTGTCCATCTTGCGGAAAGGAAAGGGAAGAAATCAATCCCAATGAAGGCATCCCCCTTTCTCAGAAAAATTTAGCGATAGCTGAATACTCCAGTGCTTCTCCTGAAAAGAAAAGAGAGATGCTGAAGAAACGTAGCCATGACCATTTTGATTCTCACGTTAAGGAACGGAAGGACTACTTAATGGATAAGGCTATGAAGGAAATGAAGAATTTAGGCAAGTAATCAGAAGGGAGCGGCATATGAGCTTGGAGGGTGCATTGTTTAAGAGAGATTTTCACTACAAAGTGGCGTTTATCAATAAATGCTTATTGAGGATTAAATTTCGAGGAAGAAGGAGCGAACGGACTATTCAGGGATACAAAATGTTTATCTTTAAAATGATGAAAGACGTAGTAAAGAAGAACATTTGTAATTATACTAACCTTTTGAATGGTACGCCTTGTCGGGAAATTCCTACGCATGACGAAATGATAGCGGATTGCTATGTTATGTTTGATAAGTGCGTGGAGAAGTTTAAAGTCAGCAAAACAAATAATTTTTATTTTTATTTTAACAAGTCAATGTCTCGTAATTTTTACCGAGACTATCAAAAAGAATTACAAAACTCTCAAACGGAATTGACCGACGCAATCGCCACTATGCACCCGCAATTGCATGATAACCGTGAACCCGATACTATGGAAGCTCTTATGGAAAATCTTAACTTCAGTGAAATAGAAATGAGAATCATTCGCAGCCGTCTAAACGGTCAGAAGACTTCAGAGTTTTTAGAAGAGAATCCGGACGTGACTAATGGGCAGTATTCCCGTAGTTTGAAGCGGATGAAAGACATGATTAGATACTATCAAGAAAAAGGAGAATTTTAAAAATGGAAATTGGATCATTTAATCAACATCAAAAAGCGATTGAGACTTTGATAGAAGAAGGTCACACCATTCTTCAAATTATCAATCCCGACAATTCAGCTTTTTACTTTACGGTTATGGAGTTTAAAGAGGCATTCAAATCACCTGCCATGTCGGTAGATTTTAATTCTATCAAAGGAATAAATATAACCGACTTTCTAAGAATAAACGGAGCTCAACCAGATCGAAGCAATTTGTTGGCTCGTTTTCGAGAAGTAATGGAGAGGGGGAATGTAGTGAGAATGGATTTTTCTACTCATACTCCTTGGTTTAAATGGGGTTCAGCGAGTAGATAGGAATGAAGCCATCGAAGTATCAAATAGCTATTTATGAAGCCTTCAAAGAAACGGACCAAAACTTAAACATTTCAGCCGTAGCGGGTTCAGGAAAAACTACAGTATTATTGGAGCTATTGAAATTTATTCCTAAGAATAAAACCGCCTTATTCCTTGCTTTTAATAATTCGATTGTTGATGAGTTGAAAGATAGGATAGAGAGACGGGATGGAATAGATATAATGACAATACATTCTTATGGCTGGAGATCAATTTTAAGTCGCTATGGTAACCGAGCTAAGATGAATCCTAATAAATGCTTAGGCAAGGTGGAAAAGGTGCTTAAAGAATATGAGGAAGAGATACGAGCAACGAAGCGAGGTTATTTCTTTTACATTATCCCCAAGATCATAGACCTTATGCGTTGTAATCTAACTTCTTTGGATGCAAAAGAAATTTCAGAATTGGCGGATCATTATGATTTAAATGTAGGTGAATTGGAAATCGAAATCGCAATGAAAGTCTTTCGATTGATGAATAAAGACAAAGCTCAATACGATTTCATGGATATGATTTATCAACCTATTGTTGATCCTATCGTGCGTTGTAAGAAATATGATTATGTATTCTGCGACGAAAGTCAAGATTTTTCAGTAGCTCAACACGCTATTATCAAAAACGCTTTGAATCGTCGAGGAAGATTAATTACGGTAGGAGACGAGCGTCAGGCGATATACGGTTTTGCGGGAGCAGATGCTGAATCTTATGAAAAGCTTTCGACGATAAATGGAGAAGCGTTAAACCTTCCTTTGAGCGTTTCTTATCGTTGCGCTAAAGCGATTGTAAGAGAAGCTCAAGCCATAGTACCTCAAATATCTTATGCTCCTAATGCAGAAGAAGGAGAAGTGAGGTCGGGAAGTTTAACCGAGCTTCAACAGGGGGATTGGATTGTTTGTAGAAATCTCAAACCATTAGTTCAAGCTTATCTCTGGTTGATGAAAAATAAGATAAAGTCAAAGATACGTGGAAAAGAAATCGGAGAAGGAATACTGAGCCTTATCAGTAAGACGGGAGCAAAGACATTGCACGGGTTAAATGTAATGTTGGAAATAGAGCAAAACCGTCTCTTGAAAAAGTTGCGTATTCGAGGAGTTTCAAAACCGTCTCTTCATCCTAAAACTGAAATACTCAATCAAAAGATAGAAGTTATACAATGTCTTATGGAGGAAGTAGGAACGGTCGCTCAGTTGAAGAAACTGATTGAAGGCATCTTTACCGACGAAGTACAGGGAATCTTACTAAGTACTATACATAAAGCAAAAGGTCTGGAGAATGAGCGGATATTCTTTCTATCCCCAGAGTTAATTCCAAGTAAATACGCTACTCAACCGTGGCAGTATGAACAAGAAAATAACTTAAAATATGTCGCTCTCACTCGTGCTAAACGGGAGTTGATTTACGTTTGGGGAAATGTTTTTACAAGAGATATAAAAGGAAAAATCATTATAAATTAAATGTTATGGAAGATATTCAAGAAAAAGCCTATCAAGATGATCTGAATAAGGCAGAAGAATCAATTCATCAAGCTCCAAGGAATCCTATTCCAGTTCCTAAAGTGAAGGAGAAGAAACCGAGTGATAACTCAAAGAAAAAGGAGGGAAGGAATGGAGAAACAAAGAGCTAATTTCTTTCTATTGCGAAGTGAATTGCCGGACGAGAAAGGACGTTATCAATACGTTCAACATCTTATTTCTCCAACGTCCGGAGATAATGGACCAAGTCTGACCTTTTGGCCAGAATATGCTAAAAGATTTACAAAATACAAAGATGTGATAATGTTTAATATCTTCATCCATTATTACAATAATTTTGTAAATAAACAAAAATACGTCTTTGTGGAGTATGAAATGGAGGTAGAACAAGTTTCCTGGGCTAAACAGCCCGAACAAAAAAGAGAATATCAAAACCTTCTTCTCAATAAAGACGCAAGTAGCTTATTAAACATGTTAAGCGATCAAGATAGAAAAGAGATAGAAAATTTTGAAAAGCAAATGGAGGAAAAGTATGGAAATAGTAATAAATGATCATTATACTTCTCAAGGAGAAGAATATGTAGTAACGGGATTTTGTAAGATTAAACAATATGGTCCTTCTGATAATGTATTCTGGGCTGATGGAGTGGAATATTTGCCTATTTCTGCTGCGCCTGATTCTTATCCCTTTACTTGTTTATCAACGGAATTTATTCATAAGTTTCTGCCTGTAAAATTGAAAGTAGGAGATGAAGTAATTTCTTTCTCTATGGGGAGAGTCAAACAAACGTACTTTGTAGAAAGCATTGATCCTGATGGAACGGTAAATTACATCAATTCTACTCTAAAAACTAAAGATACGATAGATATGAACGGTCAATTGACGGAAATATCTTCCACTCAGGCTACAGAATATTTCTATAATTCTCCGAATATATCCAATCGTCTCTCTAATTATGTAAAAGTTCAAGAATTGAAAGTAATGTTCACGGAAGCGGTAAGTAAGCTGGACACTCTTTCTCTGGGGGGAATTTACCCTTCTGTATTACAAGGTTTGGTAACCGAAGGTCATCAATATCTTTCTAAACTCTTCAATACGTATGGCAACAAGTAATCGGGACGATGCTTTGAAGGCAATAGAAGCATTGATAAATAACTCTCTGGGGGACTTATCGTTTGATACGTTAAGTCCTGAGAGTGTTGCCGAAAGTATTGTTACCGCAGGTTTAGAACAATATGGAATGGATCCTAATAGCGATGAATATAAAGCGGCTTTTGAATTGAACTATAATTATCTGATAGGACAAGACGATTTCCAGCAAACGTTCAATCGTTTTAAGATGGGAATGGATTACGTTTCAGCGGCAATTAAACTTATGCCTGTTCTTGTTTCTGAAATCATAAACTATCGGATAAGTTACACTCAAACGAGCGGAGGAGAAATACCAACCGAAACCACCGCTAATGCAACCGTCTCCACTAATCCGGATATTAAGCAAACGCTAATCACTTTGGAAAGTTTATCAGATAAGATTGTTGATTTAATTTCTCAAAGCATTGAGTGGGGAATAGACGTAGATCAAATGTTAATCAATGCTCCAGATCAAATTCAATCTTGGAGAAGTTCTTTGTTAGTTATTTAATCAATAATCCTATATAAATATGAAAAAGTATATTAGAGTAGCGTTAATTGACGCTGAACCTATGACAATGGAAGAGGCTTTTAAAAATAACCTCATTGAAATTAATGCAGTAACTTCGAAGAATTGCAGTTCTATCGAAGGTTATCATGTAATTTATGACAATGGTCAAGAATCATGGATTTCAAAAGATATGTTTGAGAGGACATATAAGGTAGCTGATACGCCTCTTGACCGCTTGCGTATCGAATATGATGAATTGATGGGAAAACATAATAAGTTAGTCTTATTCCTTGGAAGAAAAGACGCTATTGATATCGCTGGAGAGGATCAGATTGCTCTGATGGAGCTTCAAAAAATACAAATGCATGACTATCTCATTACTTTGAAAAAACGAATCGACTTGATGAAGTAGAAGAAATTTAGCAAAGTTATATTATTACGAATAAGCATTTTGTATCTTTTTTATTTTAAATTCACAAGGCATTTAGTCGTGTCGGGAAAAGAGCCGCTTGAGAAAGTAGCTCTTTTCTTTTTTACAAAGTTTATAAATCCAATAAAATACTAAGGAATATGGTTAAAAGAAGAAAACATGCGGAGTGTGAAAGCTTTAAATGGGACGTGATAGTAGCTAAAGAAGAAGTTCAAAGAGAAATATTAACCCATTTGCTTGCCGGAAAAGTAGAACTGGACAACTTCGCTTCTGTGGATGACGGAATTTATATCATTACCATCTTTACGTCTACTGGGAAACAATTTGCTTGGCAAGTAAGACCAAGAACTAATACTTTGGTCACGGAAGTAGAAAAGACTGGTTCCTGTTATGGTAAATTCTATCCGATGGACGGACATACCAGATACGATTTGTATGGAATTATTCCGGAATTATTATCTCGCATGAATGAAATTGCTATGCCTGTTTATAACTCTTACAAAAAGAATCAGGCTATTGGAGACGCTTTTAAAATTGTGGAGAATTTAGAAGCAAGTAGATTGGAGAGAATAATCGAGAATCAAATACCTTTGCCGGAAAAGAAAGAAGCAGTAAATCCTCAACTTAAATCTAATCAAGCAAAAGAAATAGTTCGATTGAAAAAGGAAATGTTTATGTGGAAATATTATTGCATTCTTTTTCTCATATCAACATTAGGATTGGTTTTATTTTTGTTTTTGAATATCGACAAATTATCGGCTGTATGAAAAGATTGCCTCGAAAATTAAAATTTACTTTGGAAAATCGAATAAAATTGTAAAATATCATGGAAAATGAAATCGTAAAAATGATAATAGTAGTAGTTTGTTTAGCTTACTGTGCTTATCGAATTGTGAGTATAAATCGACGATTGAAAAAGAATCGTCAATATGTAGAAGCAATGTCAAGAAGAGATAGAATGGATCGTAAGAAGGTAGATGAAATCATTTCCCAGATTACGGAAAAGAAATGTTTGGTAGTAGAACTGAAAGACGCCACGACAACAGTAGTCGCTCAAATAATTTACGTGGACGCTCGGCAAGGTTATCTTTGGTATCACTGCATTCGGAGATTGAAGAAACTTATGACTCGGGAAGAACTTATGTCTTGGGTAGGTGGTATCAATCCCGATGTAGCTAACTTTAAAATCGAAGAAATAAAATGAAGTATATAATATTCAAGAAAGAGTATTTGCTAATGCCCATTATCTTCAATGAGACGATAAATCATTGCGATGTAAAGATAGGGGAAGGCTTCATACCCGTAAGTGCTGGATTTTGCTTTAAAAGAGATAATTCTATTTTGATAGATAAAACTCGTTTGGGGAGTGAATCTTTGGGAATAAAAGTTTTCAACGTAGAAGAAGATCAAAGATTTTTGCGTTTGTCAGAAGAAGGATATCCTATTTCACTTCTTTTAGACTTTGACGGCATTTATGAAAACGCTCCTCAGGGGTATCAACATCCTTTACATAAATGCGATTCTTGCGGAGGAAGTTTTCCTCGTCTTGAAATGTTCGGGCAGCACGGAACGGGAAAGATTTTCTGTAAAAATTGTTGGAATGAAATAAGAAAGAAACAATGAATAAACAAGTTAAGGTAATTCCCCGAAGGGATAGAGTAGAAAAATGGGAATATTACAATCCTATTCTAAAACGTCAAGAGTTGGTAAAGGTATTCTTTCCAGACGGAACGGAACGTTGGAAAATAGGAGACGGCAAAACCCGTTTTGTTGATCTTCCTTATGTTGAAGAAAATAAAGTAACCATTGATCTTTCCCAAGATTTAGAGTGGGGAAATTACCTCATTCGTTTATCTATCGGAGAAGATGAAAAACTGTAAATAGAAATGAGTTTTAATCCAGACAAAAATCAAATTCCAATAAGATTTGAAGAATGGTCTTTTACCAATATGCCTGAAGACGGTGAAGTCGTAGAAGTATTGTCGTATGGTAAAATAGAAACTATGAGATTTGACAAACCTTATATGGCATTCAATCCTCCAGCGGTTGCCCGTTTGGGCGGATGGTCTTTAGGTTGTAAACGACAAGAAGGTATTACGCATTTTAGGAGAATTAATAACCAAAAATAGATATGAAAGAAAAATTGGTAACGTGTACTGATCCTAAATTTCGGGAGATAGAGCCTTTGTTAAAAGAAGGCTGGAGGATCAAAGATGTTAAATTTGCTTCCGATTCCGGAATAGTTCCACGGGTTATTGTTTGGTTAACGTGGGATGAAGAAACGGAAGCAAATGGAGAACCAACGCCAGACACTTGCTGTAAATCACATCAGCTATTTGAAGCTTATTATCGTCAATGCATGGTTCAAGTAAAAGACGGTTCAGAGACTTATCACGGGTTCATATCAACGGTTTACCGCAAAGAATATATTGATGCGGACGGAAATAAAAGAGGGATGCCTATTTTCAAAGTTCGCAAATACCAAACGATGGTAGAAACGTGGCATACCGTATCACAAATTGAAGTAATCAATAAAGAAGAAATGTATGGAGGATAATAATATGAAAACCGTTCAAAAGGTTCTGGCGGTGAGAAACGATTCCGATTTAGCGGTATTGAACGAATATTTAGCAAAGGGATGGAGAATAGTTCCGAAAGTAGGAATTACCACGTATTTTGCTTTGGAAGGTCCCCAAGAAGAGGAAACCCCGCCAAACGATGATCCCGCTATCGGAACTTGTATTTCCTACAGAGATCAAGATAATCGTCAGTGGTTTGGGTTTGTTGAAGAGATACATAAACACTTTCTGGCATGTTCGGGAATAAAAGTGAATCGAAAGGATATTATCTCTAAAGACGATTATTCAGAGAGAATACAAAATGATCCCGATTTCATAAACTTTCTGATGCCCGCAAAAGGGGACGTTATCCAAGAACATGAATCAGGAAAACATTATACGATTGATCGTTTTACTTCGGAAGCTTCAGGCAAAATTTACTATGTGATGTTAGAAGAAGAGATTGCTCTGCGTCGAGAGGAGTTTGACATAATCGGAGTATTAAAATCGTCTTTTCCTCGTCGGTGTCAACCGCATCGCAAGAATGAAACTTATTAAATCAAATAAATAGGGAAGTATGAGAACAAAATTTTATGATATTCAATGCCGAGAAGAATATCGGACCAAGAAAGAAATTTATTACTATCTTCGAGAAGAAGGCAAGGAAGTTATCCGCAACATAACCACCCCAGAGGAATATGCGGCTATAAAGTTTCATGAACGTTTTCTTCGTGGATTAGAAGACCTTGCGGAACGTTTCAAAGCGTTTTCCAATTTTTCCTTTGCTTATAATATAGGAATCTATCTCCGTAACAAAGAATACGATCGAGAAGAAACCGTCCGAAGAGACGTACACTATTTCTCTGCCTTGTTGAGAGTGTATGATTCGGAGAAAACGGAAAATGGGCATGATCTTATAGAAAATCTTATTTATCGTTTACGGGATTTCCGGGAAAATTGGAAGGAAATGGAAAATCTCTATCCCGAATTATTCTATTGGAAGGAAGGAGATGAAAGATGAACATTAAAAGCCGTCTAAAACTTTTGTCGCTGGCCATAGCTGCCTGTAATACCGAGCCGCTCGCCTACGCTACCCGTAACAGTTACCATCTTCAGCGAGGCACTTACAATCCCGCTTATCGGGTAAAAGAAAAACGTATATTGCGGAAATACATTGTAAAAGGGATAGAAGTAGAAGCGTATTCTCGCAAAGATGCAATAAAGAGGTTAAATCATTCCAAGGGAGGAAAACGGAAATGACTATCTATGATTTATTATACAACCTAAAACGTTTCGGAAATGATATAACTTTTTGTAGGGATAAGGAAGGTCAATACCGTTTGTTTCTAAGAACAATAAGAAACAAAGGGAAAATCAAACGGTATATTGACGAGCAAGCCGAATTCAAAGTTCAGAAAACCGTAGAAGACGTACTGCCTTTTGTAGATTATCGGGTAATCATATACGTAAAAAAGACTGTACTAAAAGGAAGACCGATAATAGTAACAAAGAATAATCAACGTCGTCGCTCCAACAACAAATATTAAATAGGCGAACGTTAGTAAAAAAATGTAAAAGAATATTGTTATGGCAGTTAAGTACCCAATCCCAGCGGATGTAGTAAATCGTACCGCTTATTATAAATTCATTGCTTACCAAAATCACCCTACCCTGAGGAACAAGATGTATACCACCTCCGAAGGGGAAGAATTATCTTTGGGAATGTTACCACATCGTCTAAGAGGCTTGATTAAACATTTGAGCCCCAAGGAACAAGAGATAATAATGGAGATGAAGCGGAAGTACAATAGTATGTTGATGAAAAAGAATTCAGCAAAGGCAACAGCATACGGTAGGTCTGGACGCAAGACAAATGAGGAACGAGCAAAGCGATATACGCCCTTTGAGGGAGATGTAGTAGAACTATTGGGTAGAATGTTTACCGTAGCCGAGGTAGTAAAGATATTGGGAGAGGATGACGGTATAGCCGTAGATGAAGATGATGTACGGGAAGTAATGAAAAACAATCTTGCGGAGATAGAACGAAAGCGAGAAGAGTTCCGTAATAAGATAGCCGATGTAAGACTTTATAATAAAAGACCGAGATTGGAAGAGTTGGCTTGGATGTACTCGAAGATGAAAGCTCGTTATATATCGCTGAATGGAATAGACGCTTATACCGCTATGCTCCGAACGTTAGAGCAAATACGTAAAGAATCTGAGGGAGATATACTAAATGTTAACGGAGCTTTGGACGTAAATGTTAATATGGAGATCAACGCTCATCTTCAGAAAGAAGTTCTCAAGACTATAAACCTCAAAGAGATTATATTGGGTCGTGTCGCTGCTCGAATGAATTACGATACTTCCAAGTTGATTGCGGGTTTACATAATTCCTACTATAATCGGTTCGTACATATCTCAGGAGATTTTGATCCCAATGCCGAGATTTCTTATCCTTCCCTGACTAATTACGATTTTGGGGAAATAGAGAGACGCAACGCTGAACGAAACGATATAGTGGACGTAGAAGCGGAACCCGTTGAACCCGAAGAAAGCAATAAAGCTCAAACGGTAAAAGAAATGTTTTTAGCAAAGATACGAAAACAAAGGGAAGACTTGGAAAAACGAACGTCTACCTACGTGGATAACTCTCGTCCCGCTACCGAGGATTATGAACCGTTGAATAGGCATGCCGCTCGAGGTAGTAACTTCGCTGTAGCAAAAGATAAGGTTCCTCCCAGTAAGACTAAGGGAGCCGGAAAGAAACTCTGATCTAAGGGCACGGGCAAGGCAGAGTTATAAAGAACGTACCAAAACCGAGGATACGTTCTTTTTCTTTTGGAAGGTAATAAATATAAACCTTTCCCGAAAAATCGGTTCTGAGTACTTTCCTGGATTACGGGCAGTTTTCTGTAAGGGGTAAAGTTTTCCTCGAAACGGTAATGACAATTAACTTTTAAAATCAGATAATATGGATTTAATAAAATTCGCTAAAGAGAATCTGGGTAAGGAGATTGAACTAAAGAAGCCTTATAAAGATTCGCCTTCCTGGGTAAAGGGTATGATAGTAGGCTATACCCAATTCGATGCACCATTTCAAGACGTTGGAGGTGTATTAGTTTCCTTCCCTGAAAATTCTTCTTGGTACGGTTGGAAAGAATTGGATATTACAAATCACGTTTTAGTTCATTCTCCTTTGAACTCTTCCTTTTGGAATGTAGATATTCATTATTTTGTAGGTTTCAGAGTAAAGATAGATGGTAAGTTTATTGTACCAAAAGAATAGGAGGAAACGGTATGATGAATCTAAAGGAGTTTGCCTTGGCGAATCTTGGTAAGGAAATAGAGATAAAGAGTAACGGACCAAAAGGTCATGTATGGGGAATGATAGTAGGTTATACTTATTTTGAATTGAACGATTGCTATAAGGTTCTTATTTCCCTTACTGACGATGAGTTTGGATGGGATCCAGATTTTTTAGAGAATCATAACACTTTGTTAATTCATTCGCCTCTAAATCGTGCATTTTGGAACGTAGGAATAAGCGATTTTCGTAAAGGGGTTGTAATGGACGGTAAAATTGTAGAAATAGAAGTCAGTACTGCTTTGAAGGATTTTGCAATAGCTAATTTAGGCAAAGAAGTTTATTTCCGGAAACATAAACATTCTTCGATTATAAAAGGAATGATCGTAGGATATACGAAACGTTATCGTAATTCAGAAAGTTGTTATTTGTTAATTTCTTTTCCTAACGAATTTCAGGGCTGGAAACCTCTTACAGAGTACAATATTGAATTGGTTCATTCTCCCTTAAATCAGTCTTATTACAACGTCTCCGAATTTCATTTTAAAGAAAGATTAATCTGTTTAATCAAATGATAATAATCAAAAACTCATGGTTCCCCTTTGGGGATTATAGTACGTGTAACGTATTAGGATTTATTCTATTTACCAAGTCCGATGCACTTTCTCCTCGTACCTTACGTCATGAACGTATTCACTCACGCCAGATTCTGGAAACCTTTGTAATAGGTTTTTACCTTTGGTACGCTCTGGAGTATCTAATCATAAGGTTATTCCATCGTAAACAAGAAGATGCTTACTATGACGTTTCCTTTGAGGAAGAAGCATATGCTAATCAAGACGATGTAAACTATTTGGAGAGACGCAAGGTTTTCTCTTATGGTTGGATAAAGTATGTTAGGATTAATTCCCGAAAGAAGACGGTATGAAAGATTACGAGAAATTGAAAAGAGCGAAAGACCTTGCCGCTCAAGAGGAGGGATATAAGGATTGGGCGAGTATAGATGATTCCGTAACTGGTCCGTTCGTAAAAGCTCGTTTGGTTGACAAAGTCGCTTTTCATTTCAGCGAGCTGTTTTCTGAAAAACCTTTACAAGAAGAAAAACCCGAGGCGGGAGATTATTGTAAATACTATCAAGAAGTTCTTCAGCCTTTTGGAGAAGTTATACCGAAGTTTATATGCGACGAATGTAATATACTTTGCATTCACTCAAGAGGAAGCCGCAAAAGAAACTATTTGGTGAAACGAGAGATAAATAAAAACATTGTTAAAACTAAAAATTAAGAATTATGGAAAGCTTAAAAGTAAAACCTTTGGTAAGGGAAGTATTTGTGGATAATGGAGAACATTCCCATTATGAGTTATTGGACGCTGAAACGGGAAAGGTTCTTTGGACGGAAGAAGAGAAGGACGAGAAGTTTGAAAAGGCGGCTGAACCTATGATTAAATATCTTGCTGAGAATCATCATCCTCATATGCAAGTCTTGATCGATTCTACTTCAGCTATTCTTCTGGAGCAAGAGAAGATGTATACGAACAGTAGTTACGTAGTAGATTAAAATCGGACGTATGGATATAAATGAATTTTGGTACGGTTTATGCCTCCGCTTTAATCTCAAAGAGTTCCCTCAAGAACTTCATCCCGAAGGAAAGGGATTTGGGCATATTCATTATGCCAATCTGGAAGCGGGAATCTTGGTAGAGAAACGGAGTGGAGGACATACGTGGAGATTCCAGAGGGTTGATTCTTCTTATAATATCCTAAAGTATTTGGATGTCAATTCAGATGTTTTGGTATTAAATTTAGAAGCTTTTTTCCGCAAGATTACAATCTTTCTTTACGACGGGAAACGTTCTGATTTGGAAAGGTCTTATCTTCCTATTCTTCATAAGGCTTGGGAATATAAGATATTTCGTGAACGTAAACTAAATTTAGATACCGCTTTGAATGATTTAGGAAAAGAAGGTTGGGAAATGGTAACCGCAGTCAAAGATGATAACGGTTGGTTACAATTCATCTTTAAAAGAGAGAAAATAGAAGGAGTATGAAAATTAGATAAACTGTAATGAATAACAAGACCTTTTATCTCACGATAGCCGTACTTTATGCCCTATATGTAGTATTATGTTTCTGCGTGAGTTTAGACTTTGCTCGTTGCTTCCTAATACTCTCTTTGACTCTCTTATTGTTAATCACAATAGACGGTAAATGAAATTAAGGCATTTTATAGTGTATTGGATAGGATTTCGGGAAGACGGTAGTCACGTTCACGGTACGTTTACTATGACCATCAGCGGTTCGTTTCCTCCTCGGGAATGGATTCTCCGTCAGTTAGATTCTTCCATGGCTCGTGACCCAATAGATAATGAAATAGTAGCTTATGATCTTTGCGGCACGATGGAGTTATCAGAAGAGGATATTGCGTCTTATCGAGGCGATGAGGAAATGCAAGATCAAAAACAGGTGTTAGAGCTTTTGGAATCTTTAGGACTACGAATTGGATATGATGAAGGAGAAGAATATGAAGAAATGGATTAAAAAGATATTATGCGTCTTTTGTCGTCATCCGGAATCCGAACGGCAAATCACGGAGTACGCTAAAGCAAAATACGTACGACTTCGCAAAGGCGGTTCCTCTCGACTGAGATACGACCTATGGAGTGAAGAGCGTTGTTGCCGTTGCGGGAAGAGATTAAACAAGGGTTTGATTCGCAGGAATCTTACCCAGTGGGAAGTAGAAAAATATTTTGGATATGGAAGAAGTAGAGAAGATTCTTGCTCGTAGCAAGGTGGGTAATTATGATTACAATATTATTATACGTTACACCGAAGGCAAAGACAAGCCCTTTGCGGTTGAAAGAGAATATCCGGATGTAAAAAGGTTACGAGACGTTATAGATAATTTCTCCACCTTGCCTTCTGCCTTAAAATGCTTTGAGAGAATAACAGGAAGGAAGTTCACCGCAGCTTTCAAAGCTTCATTTTATTTAACCTTTTGTAAATTACAAGGTTTAATAGAAAAATCGAAGACATGAATGTAGATAAGTTTATAATCGAAATTGAGCGAACGTTCAATATTCCGGAATCTGGAATAATCTTGGAAGACTTTCGTCCATCTCTCAATCTAATCAGAATAATGAAAGTTCTTGTTAGTGATGAGGATCCGTCGAATTCAGTTTTTCAGGTTTTGAAGTTTTGGGAACCATGTGATATAGAAGCGTTGGATGACGACGACGCTTCCGCTATTTTGGAATTACAAAATATTATAGACGATATGGAGAAAATAGAGAAACCGCCTCTGGGACTTATACCCAGAAGATTTTGGGAAGTTCAGTTAATTCAAGAACGAATAACGATGATCAAGGAAGCAATAAACCGCTATTTGGAAGCAAAGAAAGATATTCCTTATGAGTGGATAAGAGAACTCAGTGAACATCAAGCTGAATTAGAAAGGAGAAATTATGAGAGAATACAAGGAACAAAAGAAGAAGGAAGATGAGGAAGACCTTCTTCACAAGGTAGCTACCCCAGAAGAGCGAGCTGCTATAAAGCTTCATGATTATTATATAGGATGTGATAAGTTTGTAGAGATAGTCGCTTGGGTTTTTATCTTGATTCCCTATGTTGCATTTATTCACGTAATGGTATTGTTATGTTGACAATAGTTTGGTTATTAATGTTATCCGTATTTTGCCTTGCGTCAATGTTTAGGCTTATCTTTTATCTTGTTCTGTCTCTTTTCGTGAGAGTGACTTGGAGAAGGATATTTTGGATAGTTATTCTGGCGATAGGAGCAATAGTATTTTCTATAATGTCTACTAAGGTATGAAAACGAAGAAGTTTAGATACGTAGTCTTTTGGACTCATTGGACTATGAAGAGAGTTCAAGAGTTTGGGGAAGCCGCTTTTGCTCCTTGGTATGTTGAGAAGTATTCCGATAAGTCTATTCCAGCGAAAACTTTTCAAGAAGCAAGGGAATGGGCAAAATTAATTGATCTTTCCCGAGAAGCTAACGTCATTGGAATATTAGACAAAGTTACTGACAATGTAAGTTATTATAGTGTAGAATCTAAAGAAAATTGGTTATGAGAAAGTTTTATTATTTATTAGCAATTGTTTTATTAGGTTGTTCTACAGAATCGGAAGGAACACCTCATGGACTGCCCACTTTAACTCCTCAGTATTCCTTACGTTCTGAAGGAGGAATGGCAATAGGTTATATGTATGAGATAGAAGGACAAACCGTAATTTTGAACCTAAAGGGAGGTATTGCTGTTTTGCCTAAACCTCAACGATAGGAAGTTATTATGGCAGTGAAGATGGAAGGAATGAAAGATGTAACCCAGAAGATACCTTGGGAGAAATAATACAAAAGTTATAACTCTAAAACTTATGCCTATGACAACGTTTGATAAACCGCTTCTTGGCGTCTATAAATATTCAGTCAAGAACTTTAGACAAAATTCTTTTACTTCTTATCGTGCTCGTTGCGAAGTATTAGGGGAAAGTGATAGAAGTTATTATATTCGATTATTAGAGCCGATTGCTACTCGTGTCCCTGGCGACCCATTCTGGGTTCGCAAAAAGAATATTATTTTAAATCCTCCTGAGGCATAAAGCAACAGTTATAATTCAAACAGATTAACCCTAAAGAAAAAGATAAATATGGCAACTCAATGTGAATACAAGATTTATAGAATCACTTATTATATGCCGAACGGTACGAAGGAAACTATTAAGAAAAGAATGACTACAATGTTTCTGGAAGAACTGCGAAAAGAATTGAAAGAAGCAAGAGGAGCCGTTTCGGTTGATTTTGCCTATGAAGAAATACCGTTAACTGAAAATAAATTAACAATAAAATTATAAATACTATGGCTTCATTACTTTTGACAATTCTTGTTGTCGCTTTATGTTTCGTTTGTTTTAGTAACGAGATTCGTCCTACCCGTCAGCGTTTGATTGATACCTTTCGGCTGAATCGTTGGTTAAAAGTTCCTCGTAGTTCCGAATATACCGTAGAAGAGTTGGATGATCGATTGATACGGATTCTGATAGATGAACATTGGGATAAGAATCGGGATTGGGTTCGCAACGGTTACGTTCTCCAGTCAACGGCAAAGTACAATAAAGATACCGATTCTTTTACCAGATATATTACGGTAGAAGAGCGAGGGAATCGGAATAAGTTTGCTATTCAATTCGGTTACTTTCGGGATGAACCTTTTACCAAGAAAATTTCGTTCTTGGAGGATAGTCGAAATATAAATGAATATATGCTCTACAAGTCGGGTGCTACCATGAAGGAATTCAATCAGTTCCTTAATCATCTACCGACCGATCAAGAGATAAAGGAAATAAAAGAAAGATTTTTGGATTCGGTATTAAGAGAAATAATATAAATCTTAGTGTAAACACAAGTTTAGGTTGTGGGAGGAGAGACGGTTTGCGAAAATAGTCTCTCCTTTTTTTTGACCAAAGTTATTAGTTATATCGGAAGCGTCCGAGCGTATATGGTATTTTTGTAATTGAAAGATAATTTGTATTTTTAAATTGTGTTTTTATGCGCAGAAAAGGTTGCTTGAGAAAGTAGCCTTTTCCAGTTATATAGAGTATAGTTACAATTTTCATAATCTGTCTTGAAAGAGTTCAGGACGAATGGTTATTAGTTTGTTTGTAGATTACGTACAAGCCAAAAGGAACTGGTTCGGGAGAATCGGTTCTTTTTTTTGGTTGATTCGTTAATAAAACTGTGGCAATAGTTAAATTATTGCTTGTTACCAAAAATAATTTGGAAAATATTTTGCGGTTATCAATAAATCCACTATCTTCGCTAATGTAATTAAATGATAACAATTAAAAACTTGAAGATATGGATTACGATAAAGCATATAACGAATGGGATAATATGACCGTTGAAGAAAGAATGAGTTGGTGCAAAGCTAATGGAGAATGCTGTAGCATCGAAATGGCACAATTACATGCCGATGAACTATCGGATGAATATTATTCTTTCTGGACTACTATCAGAGAAATGTTGATGGAAGATTAATAAAGTTAGAAACAATAAATATAAAATAACAATTTAAAAATTTAGATTATGAAAACAAAAGTAACTACCCCAGTAAACGAAATCAATAACGAAATGTTAGATTCTCGTATTGTAAGATTGAACGAAATGAAGGCTGTTTTAATGGCTAAAATTTCCAAAAGCAAACGTCCAGCTGCAAAAGCTAATAAAGTAGCCGCTCAGTACATTTTGGAGAATTGGGATAACGTAGAAGCTTTAAAGAGTTTTTGTAGCGTTGCGTCTAATCAAGAAGCTTATGAAACTTATTGCATAGCAAAGAGCCGTGTAGATCAACTTTCAGTTCCCGAGAAAGAAGAAGCTTCCGCAGAAGTAAAGCTGACCAATAAAGAACAATCCGCTTTGGAAATTTTGGTTAGAAATGATAACGGTGAAGGTTTTGAGGAAACGGTTTACGTTGACTTTCAAACCATAGCGGGATTTAGTCAAAGAGCTGCTAAGGGTTTGTTTAAGTCTCTTCAGGGAAAGAAGATGATAGAGATGAATGGCGGAGAGGCTTATTATCTTGGTAGAGTGACTGAATTAGGTTTTAGTACTTACAAAAAGTTAGCATCTGAGATTGCTAAGGAAGAGAATCTGACTGACGATCAAAAGAAGGTTATTGAGGAAGCTACCCAGAATACTAAAGCTACGGTAGAGGTTGGTTTAGGTAAGTCAGGCAAAGCTAATAAGAAGGATAGCAAGAAAGCGGAGCCGAAAGCTAAGGAAGAGAAACAACCGAAGGTAAAAGCTTCTAAAACTGCCCGCAAAGTGGGCGATGTTCATCCTCTTCATCCGACTTGGATATGGACGGAATACGCTACGGGTAAATTTGACTGGAGAACCAATCCAGCTGATAAGAAGAAAGTGGGAGCAAAACCAGGAGCTCCTAAACAGCCGAAGGAAGCCGATACCAAGGCAAAATCCAACAAGAAAGCGTCCAAAGCTAATACTACTAAGGGAGCAAGCAAAAAGGCTACTCCCGCTCCGAAGAAGGAATTCACGTTGGAGGATTGGAAAGCTATGCCGAAAGTTTCTGCTAAGGGATTATCAAAAGCTCAAGCCGAAGCTCAGAAACTTATCTCTAAAGGATTTTGGATTTGGAATAACGGTGGTCATTACTTCTTCAAGAACGAAGCTGGAGAAACGAAGTCTTGCGACATGAAGACCATCGAAGCTTTATTCAGTAGATATGGTAAGGGTATTCCAACTGATTTAATCAAATAAAGATATGAAAAGAATGACCTTTGGAGAAGCAGAGGAGATTAAGATCAACAAATCGGTTCAAGGAGTTCTGTTTGATGGAACATTGGTAGGCTATCTTTATTCGTCTTACAGAAATCTCCTTGCTCCTATTGAAGAGGTATTCTGGTCTATTAATCTAACCAAAGAACAGGCAGACAAAATAGATTCTAAAGTTGAAGAATCGGAAGATTCAGGATTATATCAAATTCATCAACGTTTGGTAAATGCTAAGAAATATACAGATTTATACATAATAGCAAAAAGAATTAAAAATTTAATATCATGAAAGAATTTAATCTTGAAGCCGCCAAGAACGGTGAGCCGATTATTACTCGGGATGGACATAGAGCGAGAATTATAACGTTTGATGCAAAGGGGGATTATCCTATTGTAGCTTTGATAGAGTATGAAGGTTCAGAATCTCCCGCAAGTTTTGATTATCAAGGTAGATATTTAGAGGATCGAGAAGGTTCTTTGGATCTCTTTATAGACAAAGCTGCTCGTGTTGGATTTGTTAACATTTATCGAAACGAAGTAAACATTACCACGGGTAGAGTTTTTGATACTTTTGATTCCGCAAAAGAGCGTGGTCAACTTGAAAAAGGATATATCACTACGGTACGTATCTGTTGGGAGGAATAGAGATGAGAAATATTGACATAACAAAATCTCCCGTAGCCGTCTGGACGAAAACTACGCAAAGAAATTGTTCTTGTTTAAAATGGGAAGTGAATTCGACTACCAAAGTCTCTCGTCCCGTGTGCACTCATCCAGATAATAACTCAAGGCGTTGTATATTCAACAAATGTCCAAAGTTATTGTAAAAAGAAATAAAATATGTAGAAAGATGTGGATAATGCTAAATAACAAACCTTGTGATATTTCAAGGATAAAAAAAAGTTTCCGAGGTGATTCCCATATCGGGAGAGTTCATCAAAAGAAATATATGGGAATCTCGAGGAATAGATTTGTCAGGAGAATTTCCTGAAGAGGTGATAAATCGAATATGGAAAGGTGATGAAGTTTCTCTATCTAAAATATATGGTTGGTTTTTCTATATAGAAAGAATAGAGTATTTTCAAAGATATTTGAATTCTTGTTCTAATGGAGTAGAACAAAGTCTTGAAATTATAAAATCTTCAATATATGATTCAGAAGGAGCAGCCATTACAGCCTTGGAGCATTTTCTATTTGAAATTAACAATATTTTATACAACTTACCAAAAATAAACATATAAAGAAGGAGAAACAAAATATGGGAAAGTTAATGAATTATCTTCTCAATCAATTGAAGAGTGAAGACTCAAAACTCAAGAAGGATGCCGAAGATTGCCTCAAGATATATGAGAAGCTTAAAGAAATAAGTAATGGTTCAGTATGGAGTTCTAATTGGAATCAATTGATTCAATGTAAGTTCAAAGGTTTTCTAAGCGATGAACGAATATATTATCCAACAAAAATAGGTTACATATTCCTCAAAGGCATAGAGGACAAGAAGAAAGCGGAAGAGCGTAAAGCAGGAGTTCGGTACATATCAGTACAAATGGCTATTGTGAGTCATTTATCAGATGCACAAGAAATGAGTAACGTCGGCTTGGGAGAATTTGGTAATGACCATATCAACTGCGCAAAGCAATTAGTATTAACATATCCTGATACGTCTGTCGAAGTATCGGAGAATGAATTAAATGAGATATGGAAAGGAATAATCAAAAGATCATGAAAAAGTTAATCATATCGCTAAGTGTTTTGTTGATCGTTTCAGTTACGGTCAATATAGTATTATTTCGAGAATCAAAAGATTGGGAATCTAAATGTGAAGCTCATGCACAAGCGTCCAGATACGAAGCGGAGCTGATAAATAAAAGCATAGAGTTTGCTAAGAATGTAGAATATTCTTCTCAAGCTTTAATTCCGATTTCAATCTATTACAACAATAGAGTATTAGAACGTTCTTTGGAGGAAATAATACAATACACCAAAGATTATCGTTATGAAGTAACAGATTGTTGTAATTTAGTGCGGGAAGAATATGACAAGGCAAGAATCGAATATACAGAATAAAGCTATGAAGAAAGAAGAAAAACTACCAATAGAACTAAAGTCAATCGAAGAGCTGAAGAAACCAGCGGAAATCGTGGTTGATTTCTCAGCTGTTATGAAAAAGATTTTAGATCATAAAGTAACAAAGAAAGGGAAAAGAAAATGACAATAAAGAAAGGATTATCCGCCGATGAGTTTGATTTCTATAAGTGCATAATGCAGATAGAAAGAAAAATATTGGAATTCATAAATCAAACTCCTGAATCTCTCTCAAGGGATATATCAAAATACAGATATTCTTTAGTGTTGAATGCAATACGAACCATTGATCTTGAAAACAAGATTTATCACGTAAAGCATCTTGATAAGGAAGTTGATTATAATTATAAGACTAAGATGCTAATGGTTATCATAAACGAAGGGGAATACGATGGTATAGCAAACATTAGTAGATACCGACTAAACGATTCAGGAGAATTTGAACCTATTGCATTAATATGAGAACGAGAGTAGTTATATTATACCGATTCGAGAAGATTGACGATACACCTGTTTACATTGCCGTAGCAGGTGTTTCTATTATACGGAAAGGGAAGAAGACGGGTGGAGCATTTCACTTCCTTCTGCCAGCTGTATATGATCATCGGGAGAACGGTTACATTCCCAATACCAGAGAAAAGGTTCTTTGTATGGAAGATGAGGAGTATTATGAGAGTATTTCTCATTTTGTCGATAAGAGATTTAAAGTTTCTTGGAAATATACCAAAGTTCTTAAAATCAAAGATATTAACCCAGAACAATAAAATTATGTCTTTAGTAAATTGTAATGAAATGCAGACGGAAACTCTTTTGAAGAAGTATTTTAAAAGAGAACCAATAGTCACCAGTATAACTTCCGATAAAAAGGAGTATTACATCAAAACTCTTTCCATTCCTTCTTTTGTTTCTGGAGAATGGGTTTATAAGAATTGGAACAATAATCTTACAGGCAAGAAAATACGTGTTAGTCACGGACGTCTTCAAAAAGGAGATCGACAATATGATGTAAGTTTTCGGGAACCTTCTGAATTAACAGAACCACTAAACCGAGCTTGCGAGAAAGCAATCCAGAACTATGAAAATGCAAATGATCTCTTTTTAAATGAAGAAACGAGGATTGTTAAAGTCTATTTAAGACATCCCGTGACAAAAGGATTTGTATTAGGGATATTCTTCACTGCTTTATTGTATTGGTTATTCTCATGAGACGATACGAAATGGGTGAGTGGCCAGAAGTTTGCGATGAGTTCAAACGTTTATTTAAAGTGGACGCTCGGGAATTTCTGAATTGGAGACTTTGCTATGATAATCGATGGAACGTTATTCTGGATAAGAAAGCAATAAACCGATATATGACTTTGCGTTATAAATATCAAAGATTGAGAATACAGCTACCAACGTTTATTCTAAGGAAATTTGGAATTGAAGCGTATAATTTATACAAAAGAGTAACATTATGATAACAACCTTCAATCAAGCTCTTCCGGAGCTTCAGAAAATAGCTAAGAAGATGGAAGTTCCTCTGGCTCGTAATATGTCAAAAGTATTAGACGTTTATTTCCAACGTCATCCCCTTCTGAAAGTAGGAGATATTTTTACAACATTCTTTCAGACAAGAAAACCTTTGAAGTTTAAAGTCAAAGCAATTGATCACAAGAAAGGAACCGTGACCGTGGAATGTTGTTTCGGTCATCACCTTTTACAAGATTTGCAGGAATTTCCCTATTCTTGGGAGGAAACTTGGGAAGACCTTGCAATGGTAGAACTGGCTTTGGAGATTGGAGAATATAAATTAATCGAAAATATTCATGAAACAAAAATTCATTAACTTATTGCTTTGGTTGTTAAAGAAACTGAAGTATGAACCTGCAGATTCCCTAATCAGTTCTACAATAAACCCGTATATTGCTCCCGTGGTAGTAAGAGAGGTCAAATTAAGAGCAACATTTTCTCATTCTTATTATGAAAAATTAGAAGAGGAAGAAATAAAAAATATTCTTGTAGAAGGAATATCTCAACAATTTGAAAGTTTATGCAAAGAACGTATTGTTATTTCTCTTTTGCCGAACTTGGAACCTGAAAAGAAGTGGTTGGGGTATGTAACTTTCTTTATAACTAAAAACATTGATGATCAAAATAAAATTTAACAATGGAAAAAAGAAGACTTTAGAACAAAGTATCATTGCTGCATGGTTCAAGTAGGTGGAGAAAATAGCAATGAGAACGACACTTTCAGAAACATCATTTCCGTAGAAAAGATGTGTGACGAGATGGGAATGAAATGTCGTCAGTTAGGGAATAAACAAAGCTTGAGACTGTGGATAACAGATCCATTTATGCCGGAACGTCCTCGATACCTTCCCTATACCACTTATAAGTATGAAGATTTTCTTCTGGATTTTGAAAATACCAAAGTTACTTCTGAAGACTTTACGGATGTTGAAAATGAATTGTCTCGGGTGTTTGTAGAAGGGAAAGTCATACGTAGATGCACTGCTGATCTTTCGGGATATATCATGTCTCTAACAAACCAAAGAGTATCACTTTGGACTAATCCAGAAGGAGAACGAAAGTTTATTGTATTCGGTAAGGGAGTATATCAATTAACAAAAATAGAGTATAATGTTTAATTACTACTGGGATTTCTTCGGTACAGATTGGTTTACCGCAAGCGAACCATCTGAGGAGAAAGACGTTTGGACTTCTGCGCCGAGAATAGACAAGTTCACTCCAGCTCAAAGACATAAGATACAATCCCTTCGGGAGAATGCGGAGGATGTAGAATTTGAAGAAATTAACCCAAATAAAGATAAATAATATGGATAAGAAAACAAGAAAAGCAAATGAAGCTTTAAAGAAAGCTCAGCAAAGCGTAAAAGAGAGAAAAATGAATGCGTTGAATGCTGTTCGTAAACCAGCCGAACCGGAAGTTAGAAAAGAGGCTTTTGAAAAAGCTCTTTATCGGGAAGCAACATTCTTTTATGCTACTTTGAAACGCAATGTAGTTTGTACTTCCAAAGAAACCTCTATGATTTTGAGAGGTCAATTGGTAAGAGTTATGAGCGGTTCAGGATATGGCGATCCTGTCTTCACTTCAGATGGAAGAATGGGTTTAGCAGCCGATTGTGATTATTCAAGATTGACTTGGTGATGAAATTCAAAGTGAAATTTTTCGGAGCAAAGGCAGCTAAGGGAGAACAAGTGAAACTGGTTCGGACGGAAGTAGAAGCTTCGGAACGTTCTGCCGTGGAAAGAGAGTTAAAGAAGCAGTACAAAGTAATTAACGGTTTAAAGATTCATTAATTATGGAGAAAGAAAAGATTTCAAACCGTAAAGCGACATTTATAGCTTTTGTTCTTTGTTTGGCAGTTCTAACTATCTTTGCGCTTTATCAGATTTTTTCTGGAGGAGAGAAATATCCATCTTGCGTACGGATAGCGGAAAAGATTGGAGAGACGAATGAATACACTGTTTATCGAATGAAAGAATATCGTTTGGTAACCGTAAGCGTAGATACGATTAAGAAGAAGGAGCGAGTCAAGAGCACTTTGGAATACGAAAGATAAGACATAAGCAACAGTTATAAAAGGGTAGATATCAAAAATATTTACCCTTTAATTTTGTATAATTATGAAAAGTTTATATGTAGATGTAAATAGTCGTAGCGTTCAGATTTCCAGAGTAGGAATAGGATTGAACGTTTCAGCGGCTGGAGTAGTAACGGAAATAGAGCCTAATCAGTTCGTTAGGATTAAGGCTACGGGCGGGGATGCCGTAATTAAGCTTGAGAATGACGGAGGTGATGGCGTAGTAATCTCTGAAGGGGAAACTGAGTATTTCTATATTGATCGTCCTCTGGAGCTTGTATCTGGTGCTATTAATGTAATGTACTAAGCTTATGATGTTTCGATTTGGAAAGATGGGTAGTAAAGCCAAGGCAAAGACGGGTTCTCCCGTTCCGCCCACGCCTACTTATAAGCAAGACTTTACAAAATGGACAAATGAAGGAGGCGCAACATTAACCGCTCATACAATTACAGGAACAAAGCAACCGACCGATAATCAAGAAATAGTAAGCGTTCCCGTTTCTGTTTATAACAATGTTCCTTGGAAGTTAAACAACAAGGAAACTGTACAAATAAATATGATGACTCGGAAGGGCGGTTCGATGATCAATCAGTATTTGATAAATCCTGGAGAGAATAACATAGATTTGAGTTCGGATATTGCCGGAGGAGCGGACAGTATTCTCATTTATATCTCCACTTCTTCCTCTCCAATTCCCTATTCTTTAGAGGAAACGCCAACTCTTTAGTTAAGAAATTGCCCAAAATAGTTAAAAAGCGGAGAGTTACCAAAAATTCTTCGCTTTTTATTTTGCCGTTTGCTAAATAGTTTCTACCTTCGTATCAGAAAACAATTAAAAACATACGGTTATGGCAGTTTACAGAGAAGGTTACAAAGCAATAGAAGCTATAAAAAGAGCAAGTAAAAGAATTTACAACGATGCTTGCGACTTCGGTGCTCCTACTAAAAAGGGAGACAATATTTGGAACTACGCTAAACAACTTTGCGATTGGTACGGAATAGAAGGAACGAGAAAGGAGAGCCGATATGCTACTGGCTGTACTCTTACTCAGGACGTGAAACTGATAGACGAATGGGCTGTAAGTGATGAACGCAAGAGTTTGGAAGCGGCAACGGAGATTTATACAGTTACCTTCATAACTTGTACTGACGGTCAATGCAAGGGTATGAACGGATACATTTACATATCAAAGAAATGAAAACAAGAGTAGCATATTCAGTCATAATCCTTGTAGTTGCGATAGTAGCTAATTGGATATACATAGATGTAGTTTGGGGAACTTTCGGAGCTTTTCTAAACGATTGTTTAATTAGGTCACTTATTGGAATAGTTTGTTTAGTAGTTATATTAGTAGCAATATCATTAACTTCAAAAAGATAATTATCATGAAAACATTGGAACTGACAAATGAAGAGTTATACAATTTGTATTTATCTCTTTTGGGAGTGGATAATGAAAGTTATATTCCCATCAAAAACAAAGTGAAAAAAGCTTTGGGTTATCCCGTACCTTTTCAGTACGATCAAAGCTATGAGAACGTAGCCAAGCTGATGATGGAAGCTATCCAATATGATAGCGGAGCGGCAACTCTTTTTAATCCGGAAACATACCCGTCTGAGTGGGTAGATGCTATCAGTCAAGCGGCTGAAACCTTCTTCAAAGCTAATCCAGAATATTTCAAGGAAGAAGGTATCGAAAGAATAGGAATCGGACTTGGAGAGGATAGTGAAGAATGTGATGAGTTGGAAGGATTCCAGAGATTGAATCAGGTTCTTAATGATTATTTTGAAGAACTTTAAAACCTAAAGATATGGAAGAGATATTATTCGTTCTTGATGGACGTTTCGGGAAGAAAGTACTGAAACCCAAATATCGGAAAGTGTGGAGATTCTTAACAAAAGCAACGTTATTTGCTTTAGCAACGATAGCTTTCTTTATAGCGTTGCAGATAATGACAATGTGTTCAGATTGTATTAATAATTTAAGATAGGAGGATTAATTATGTTTTTGATATTTTGGATTTTATTGTGTATTATACCTTGTGCAATTGCTAACAATCAAGGTAGAAGCGGTTTAGGTTGGTTTATTCTGGGCGCTCTAATTTCACCGTTCTTGTCAATAATTATCTTGCTTTGCATTGGGGAAACCGAAGAAAAACGTAAAGAGAAAATTGCTAAGGAAGAGTTTTGGAGAAGAGAGATTCAGCGTAAATTATCTCAAGAAGAGGAATCTAAAAAAGATTCATCGGTAAATTTAGGGAAGACCATAAACGATTTATACAATGAACGCAGAAACTTACGATAAGATGATGAAAAAGTTTGATAGAGAAATCTTCAAACAACAAAAGTTTCTGGGTTTGGTAATGAGAGTTATGCACCGAAAACCAGAAGAGCAAAAAGAAATTTTAGCCAATGCTTGTCCGATTGACGGAACCATAGATACCCAGATTGAATATACCAAGAAGAAACTTTATCGTCTGGTTCGTGCACGGGATAATCTTAAAAGAAGAGAGGAAGGAAAGAGTTGATGGAAGGATATTCCGGAACTTGCTAATGGCCTTCCTCCTTCTTTAAAGCGATTTACCTATATATAATATAAATAAACAGGAGCAATCATAAATTTGATGTTATGAAAAGAATAAGAAAAATAGATCAATACCTCAAAAGTGATACTTTATTGAATCGAAGAATCGGAGAATTGACAAGAGATATAAAAGTAATCAAAAATGTCTTGACAGGTAAACGAGCAAACTATACCAAACATTCGGTAGAAACTTTAACAAACTACCTTTCAGAAGCTCAAGACGAACTTAACCAATATCTGGAGTATAAAGACACTTTGTCAACTTCCCAAGGTTGAAAGGAGGGGGACAATAGGGGGAGAATTATAGCGTGTATGCGTAGTATACAGGCGTACATACAGGAGTGTAAAGCTATCAAGGATTAAAGCTAAAAATACTGTATTGAAGTTTTTGAAAGAGATTGTCAAGAGGAAACTTGTAACTTCAATCCTAAAAGGGTAACCATCAAAGTTTCTCACTCCAGATATAAAACTTTTCGTTATGGAAATCTTAAACAGAATAGCAAGATATATTCTCCGCAAAGAGTTAAAACTAAAAGAAGTCGCTTTTGAAACTCAAGCGGGTTTTAATTCACGATATACCCAGAGGTTTGAAGAATTCGAAGAACAAGTGAAGGAATTGAGAGGGCAAGTGTATGAATTGAAGAAACAAAGAAGAGGACCAATCATTTCTCCATTAATGCTTTCTAACATCGTATCAATTCTTCCTGATCCTAATGAAGTAGCAACAGGAAGAATATCTGCTAAGGATTTTAAAGATGCAACAACATCTTTTACAGAGAACGGAAAAACTTTCTTTTGCAAAATCATTAAAGTAATTCCTTCTAATTCAGAATCAAAATCCTCAATAAGCGGACTGCTAATTCATATCAGTGAATATAACACGACCATAGAAATTCCCCTTTCTTTGCAGAAAATGGATTACAATGTTCTTGGAGTAGGTACGGAAATCACTACCTACTTTTGGGATTTTTATAAATCTGGTATCCGACTTTTGAACGGTAAGTCATGGACTATGCTTACAGAGTTTATAAAAGCACAATATAACGTCTTATCAACCCCAATAGATCAATGGTAATAGATTATTACAAATTTTTAGAAACCTTTGTACCTGATTACGAGAAACAGTACAAAGAACAAGAAGAGGAATGTGAAGCAATAGTCTTTTGTTCTTGTAGTATCAACGGTATGAATCCCGATGCTTTAGCGGCTCAAGGGTTAATGCTCAAATTTGAAGAAGATTCTTTGTTTGAAGCTCTGGAGAATTATTCGGAGTTTATGGTTGAAGAATATTCTCAATATATTCACGAAGCTGTCGGGAAAGGTTATATGCCTACTTTCAAGAATTTTTGGAATACTCGTTTCAAAGAATGTTTAACAAATTCAATAAAACAGAATGGTAAAGGTTAGAATGAGTCAAATTCCCGAGGAATCTGGTCTACCTCAACGGAGAAGAACTTCGGGTCAGAACACCAGAGAGCGATTCGTCCAGAATGAAGATTTTGAGGAAGACGATGACGACGAGGAAGAAGGTTCGGAAAAAGAAGACATGGAAGTCCGTTACACTAAAGCGGTTGTCTTATTGGAAGATTTTGGAATAATGTTTCCTCTCTATGAAATTTCTACTATTGATAAAGATATGCAGTTTGTAGAACGTCCGAAAGCTCATTGGCAATACGGGATAACCATAAATAAGGGTATGGATGCTTCCATTCGTTATCCTCGGGTAAATGTGTCTACTTGGTTTGAGCGTGAGGAAGTTAGAGACGAAAGTTTCGATAGGATAATGAAAAAGCTGGAAGAAAATGGCTTCCACGTTATAAAGACATAGAAATAAACAACTATAATAGGTTTGTTAGTATTAATTAAAACAATTGTAAAATGAAAAAATGGGATTTAGTAAAAGCACTTGCTGATAAGACAGGTGTTTCACAAAAGGATGTAAACGCAGTGATCGATTCTTTGTCGGAAACTATTGTAACAGAATGTCGTGATAACGGTGATTCTATCAATATACCGAATTTAGGTATCTTCAAACAAAAGGTGAATGCTCCTCGCAAAGGACGCAACCCGATTACAGGAGAACCTCTGGACATCAAAGAATCTCGTACTATTGCCCTCCGTCCGTCTGCTGCTTTGAAATTGGTCATTGAACCTAAGAAAGCTCCGGCAAAGAAAGCTAAGAAATAATTTTGTTTTTAAAAGGGTTTGTTAGGAAAAGGCTGAGACTTGCTGATAAGGCTTGATTTCAGCCTTTGTTCTGTTTATAAGAAAAGTTCCCCAAAGTTTATTCTTACATAATCTAAAACGTTTTTTAATATGAAAGCAATAACGACTAAAGAAAAGTTACCAAAATTTCTATTGGTAAGTAAAGTAGCAGAAAGTCACGGGTATAATAAGTTTTTACCTACGCCTTGGAAGGCAGGTGAGATAGTTAAAGTTTCTTCTTATGAAGAGCAAATCCCGAATCGAAAGTATGACGACACTTTCCAGTTTGTTAAGCCTATTAAGGAATCAGATTTCCGGAAGCGATTTGTTAAGGTTATTCGGAAAGACGAAAACGGAAAGTGGAATCTTGTCCACGTAGCAGGTTGGGAACAATTTGAATTATTAAACAATAAAAAATCAGCAAAATGAAAATTAAGCGAATTATTCTAAATTGTCTTTTCAACAAAAGACAAAGATCAGTTCTTTGGGAAGCATTATTATTTTCTGCTCATACGTATCGGAGAAGAAAAGAAATGGAAAACTTTGCGGTAGTTAATCAGGTAGTCGAAGAATTGAAAGCCGTTTGGGGAATCAAAGAAAGAATGTATTCTGAGTCTGAGGTAGCTGCGATAATGAAGGCAACTTCAGAAAAGGCGGTTGCAAAATTAGCTCCTCAATTCAAGGAAGAATATAGACGTCATTATGAACACGGATTTAAAAGAGGACATGATCAGGCTTTAAAAGATTTAGTAAACTCCGTGAGTCCTGAAAATCCTTTGAAAGTAGGAACAGTTATAGATACTTCACTATGTAGGACTTGCGAATCAAAAGATTCATGTGAAACTTACAACATTCTCCGGAGTGAAGAGGAAGAAAGTAAGGAAGAGATCAAGTCAAAAGAGAAAACAGAAGAGCAAGCGCCGGAAGCCGCTTCTCAGGCGGATAATAAAGAGGAGAATTAACATTTCATCTCACTCTATATAACTCCAAGCCGTAAACAAGGTTATTAACTAAGTTTACGGCTTTTAATTGTTAAAAAAATTATCCTTATGATAAAATCGAATTTTATTGTTCACGATTGTGAAACGGGAGGAACGGATGAAAATCAAAATCCGATTACTCAATATGCAGCGATAGTGTTAGACTATAAAACCTTAAAAGAAGTAGATCGTTGGGAAACTTTTGTAAAACCTTATAACGATCTTGTAATTGAAAAAGAAGCTCTGGATCATACAATGGTTTCTATGTCGGATATAAATGCTGGTATAAGCATAAAAGAATTTGTAGGAACAGCTACGGAGTTCTGGGAAGGACATAGGGCGAAATCTAAGAGAAAGGAAATGGGACGCTTGGTATCTGTAGGTCATAATATTGTATTTGACCATCGCTTTCTTGGGTATGCTTTGAATATCTTTAAAAAAGACCTTTGGTTCTATTTGTATGATAATTTCATAGATACGTGGCCAATAGCAAAAATGACATACGGACTCACGGGAGAAGAGAAACTGAATCTAACCGCTTCTTGCGAACGTTCTAAGATAAAGTTGACGGATGCTCACGGAGCTATGAATGACGTAGAAGCTAATGCAGATTTATTTCGTTTCTTCGCAAAGAAATTAAGATCCAAAAAAGGAGAAGGAGTAGTAGAAGAGACTGCTAAAAGGACAAGAGGCTTGGAGTTCTTCCAGTTTAAGTGTGGCGGAAAATAGCAATAATAATTTCCCCAAAGTTTTATAAATTGTAGATTATCAATCTATATTTTAGAAAATCAAAACTGTTATATTATGGGAAATAAAAGAGAAAACATTCTTGCTGCTTTGGAACTGGTATTGGCGGAGATTTTGAGAGTAGATAAAATGAACGTATGGATTTCAGTGAAAGATCGTTCTATTGCTTCCATTCTTCAAAGTGGAGGAGTTAACAAAAACTATTCGGCTATTATCGTAGATGAGCTGAAAAAGCTTGGGTTAGTAGAAGGCGAGGGAGAACGTTCTGGCATGAGGTACAAGATCATTTCCAACGTCATTCCTGACGTCAGCCATCTCGCTCTTACTATCTACAATCGTTTTTCTAAAAAGATAAGACCAACGGAAGGTTATCCTGAAAGTAAGAAATCTGATTTATTTCCTTTGATTCCTAAGAAGGACAAAAGTGAAAATTACGATCCCAAGACTACCATTATCCGAAGAAAGATAACCCTTCCCAGCTTGGGAGACATACGTTATATCATTTACAATAATCGGATAACCGAAGGAAAGATTGTCGGAATGTACTATCACGATGAAAACGATAAAGAGATCAAGTATCAAATGAGAATTGCTAATCCTGAATATCAGCAATGTAGCGAAAGTATAGAAGAGGACGAACCTGCTTCTGATCAGTTTATTATGGTTTTCATTTACGGCTTGAAGGAATTGTTTGAGAATCCAGAATCAGCCGCTTCATATTTAGTGAGGAAGGTAATTAGATACAAATGAGAATTAAGTTTTGACAGATATTAATAAACAAATTGAAAAAGTAATTGTTATGTGTAAAGATTGTGAATCAAAAGATTCTTGCGCTGAAAATTGTGCTTGTGAAACTACGGCTACTGAAGTGAAAGAAACAAAGCAACGGAAGCCTCGTGCAACAAAGGAAAAAGCTCCCCTGCCTCCCGAACAGGCGGTATTGTTAATGAGCTGTTTGAATCCGAAGCTCGCTGGAATTATTATCAAGGCGGCTGAAAAAGAAGGAGTGAAAGTCGTTATCTTTGAAGATAAAGTAATTTATGATTATCTGGAAGAACAACAGAAGAACAGCGAAGCCACTCCAATCGAAAAATTGACTCAATTCATCAACGATTCTAAGAATCGGGCGAAAGCCGAAGAATGGGCTTTATTGCTCTGGAATAAGTTCACTAACATGGCTGACCTTTCCCTTGCCGTTTCTCGTATCTTCACCAAAGCTCAGATTGTTCAAAATACAACCTTTACTAATAAAGAGGTTGCGGAGCTTCTGAACACTTTGAAAGTTTTCGGATTTTTGGAGTTTACCAAGGGGACGCACGAATTCAAATTAATCTTCGGCAAGGAAACTCAAAGAGCATCTGTTCGGGCGGATGTAGTTCAGTCTTGTTATACTCTGAACGAGCACATTCAAAGATATAAGTCGGTTTTGGAAGGAGACGATAGTTTGTCTGCCGACAAGAAAAAGGAGGAGTATGCTATTATTCAAAAGGATGTCGATTCCTTGGTTGAATTCTAACATAGCTGTACTTGTTAGTTTATCGAGCTGGTAGGGTGCGAACCTTATCAGCTTTCATTGTTTAAAGACGTTTGGTATGAAGATAGATTATGATGATGTTTTATTACAATCTCCGTTGCACCGTTTGGAGTGTCTGAGAGTAGTCGATGAGATTATTGACGGGATGGATGAAAGGGGAATATTGGAGTTGATGGAAGGAACGAGAGGAGACGTTGATTTTGTAATAGACAATATGTTACAAGATACGTTCCACGTTCTTTACACGGGGAAGAGTAGTATAGATTTTGCTCCCAAATATCCGGAAAGACTTTCAGAAAGTATAGAAGAAGTTTTGAGAGTAAATAATTTGACGTATTTCATTACTTCAGTTATGCCTGATTTCCAACTTTCCTGGCATCATCTTGAGTGGGGAGATTTAGTTCACCAGCATAAGAAGCTCTGTATTGAAGCTGCACGAGATCATGGGAAATCATATTACTTTTCCAATGCTTATGCTAACTGGAAACTCTATGGATATTCTCGTCCGAGCGTTAAGCAATTTTCTACCCGTCCTAACAAATCAAATTCCAATCGTGGGTATCTTTTTTCTTTTTCTCTGCAACAGGCGGTTGACCTTATAGAGATTCTGAAGGGAACAATTGAAAGTAACGATATTCTACGGGAACGGCTTTTGCCTTCAACTAAGAGTGAGGGAGCTTGGGCAAGTACGAACATAGTTTGTAGGAACGGTGCGAGATTGACGGGGAAGGGATTTGGGTCATCAGTACGTGGTGCTCACCCATATTGGATAATAGTAGACGACGGATTAAAAGATAACGTCATCTACAGTCAGTTACAAAGGCAGAAAAGCATTGACTATTTTCATTCCGTAATTATGAATATGCTTGTTCCTGGTGGACAAATTGTAGTAGTAGGTACGCCCTTCCATTCCAGCGACTTATACGGAGACTTGAAAACTAAGACAGGTTGGTTTGTTATTGAATATCCAGCAATATTCCCCGATGGACGTATTCTTTGGCCACAACGTTGGAACTTTGCGGATTTGATGGATAAAAAGAATACCCAAGGAAATATTATTTTCTCTCGGGAAAATCTTTGTCGTCCTATCACCAATGAAGCTTCAATTTTCCCAATGGAAATTCTTATGCGTTCGGTTATTGGAATGGATAAATACACTTTGGTGAGAAATAGAGATGACTTCCCGATTAAATTCAATAAAGTAGTTGTAGGATGTGACTTTGCTATTTCCGCTAATGTTGGAAGTGACTATACGGTATTTAGCGTTTGGGGAGTAGACGACAACAGAGAGATGTGGTTGTTATATCTTTATAGGGAGAAGGGGAAGAAATACTACGAACAAATGCAAGTTCTGAAGGGTTTGAACGTTCGTTTTCGCCCTGATCTAATGGTAATGGAGCAAAACACCTTCCAACAAATTTTTGTAGAAGAGAGCGACCGTCAAGGGTTGCCTGTCACAGGTCATACCACGGGAGTAGAAAAGTATGATCTAAAAACTGGATGGCCAGGAGTAGCAATTTTAATGGAGAGAGGGAAAATACATATTCCCACGGGCGATAAGCATTCTCAAGATATGAAAGACCTAATTTTCAGCGATCTCGGCTCAGTAGCATTCACCTCTCAGGGATTAGCGAGCGTGGGTGAACATGATGATATTAGTTCTTCTTTCTGGTTAGCGACACTGGGAGCAAACAAGATAACAACAGGATTCAAATTTTCTTTTCTTTAATCAGAGTTTCTAAGTAAAAACTGTAAAAAGATGGAAATACTTTGTTATTCATTTACTTTTAAAAATATCACGGATTATAGTGAGAAGAGTTTTAAGGTTGAGGATATGTATGGGAATACTACTTTTATTCCCAAGTCGCAATTCTTAATGAAGGATGAGCATAGCTCGTTCGATAATACGTATTGGATTCCAGCGTTCGTTCTTAAAACCACTCCCTTGAAATTCTCTTATAATCGTTGGGGAATTTATGATCGTGAAAAAGGAATATTAGGAAATAATTTTAGATTAACGCAAAAAGCTATGAAAGTAGAAATTATTAACAAGTCGAAACATAATATGCCGGAATATAGTACGGTTCATTCGGCTGGTATGGATTTAAGAGCGAATATCGATTCGCCAATAACTCTTGCTCCTATGGGTAGGGTTTTAGTTCCTACGGGTATTTATATTGCTCTTCCCGTAGGGTTTGAGGCTCAAATTCGCCCACGCAGCGGTTTAGCTATTAAGAAAGGAATTTCAGTACTAAATTCTCCAGGAACGATAGATTCGGACTATCGAGGAGAGGTTTGTGTGATATTGGTAAATCTTTCTACCGAGGCATTCGTAATTGAAGACGGAGAAAGAATAGCCCAGATGGTTATCGCTCAGCATGAACGAGCCGAATGGGTTCCTGTAGAGGTTCTTTCTGAGAGCGCAAGAGGTGACGGTGGTTTTGGTCACACAGGAACAAAATGAGTAGCGTCATATTCACAAATACCAAGGGACTTTTTATAGGAGTTGATTGGGGTCAAGGCAAAGACATTGCCGTTGAAAGTGTATATCGAAAGAATCCTAACGGAACGCTGGATATAATTTCTATTGACTATTTAGGTAGATCATCAGATATTACAGAAGAGGAAAAAGATTTAAGAGAAAGAACATATGAAGAATTTTGTTTTAAAGAAACCGTTGACGAAGAATCAGCTGGATGATCTCACTTTAGGATTGGTAAATGCTATGCGTTATTCTGATCCTTCGATTGAATATCCGGAATATGACGGAGCAAAGCCGGACGACGGAGTACCAGCAGAATGGTTCTATTCTATCTACAACGGAACTAATGGCTTTTCTGAGCTCACCGCTATCTTAATGTACACTACTCAGGAAGCTACCTTTGAGGACGTAGGTGAGCTGCTATTGGGCATTGCTATGACTGAGATGAAGCATTATGATAAGTTGGGAGATTTTATCCGGAAGTTAGGCGGTAAGATAGATCAACGTTTTGCTAATTCAGGCGTAAAAATTGGTAAGGACGTAGAAGAAGCTTTGAAAATAGCTATTGGGGCGGAACAGGATACAATTCGTGTATATGAAGGTATTCAAGCTCGTATGTCTGAAGCCAAGGTTTACACTAAGACTATGACAATAGCAATGCAGTTAACTTCTAAACTTATTGCTGACGAGGAAGTTCATCTCAATTTGTTATCTGAGCGTTTGAAATCCATAATAGGCGAAGAGGAGTTCAATAAATTTATGTATGAGTAATATTGAAAGTTTCATTTTGTCCGTTATTCAAAAGATAGATAAATTAGGAGTTATCTCTTGGGGATTCCAACAATCTAATTTAACAGGAAAGTTCAAGTGGTGGACGATAGGAGTGAATGATTATGAGATTTACAAGAACGATATACGTTTCAAGAATCTCACTTCAGCTTATCGTAAGATAGCTCAAAAGAAGGGATTAAAATTAATCTTTGTATATCAAAATGCTACGGAAGAAATACTATCAAAGTTACTTAATGAAGATAATCTTTTAATGGATGTTTAGTCGTATTTATTCTTTTAAATGACAGTTTTGGATTATTCGTTGGAGGGAGGGCTGAAGTGATTTCATTCCTCCCTTATTTTATTGTAAAAGTTAAAAATTAGCAATAATTAAAAAAATTCTTGGTAAAATATTTTGCTATTATAAAAATTTCACCTATCTTTGTAATGAATTTAAAAATCGTACTATTATGACGTTCTTGCCTAACAAATATCAAAGACTTGTCTACATCTTCATTCAGAAGGGTAAAGGAAATGCGGTCATAGATGCCGTAGCAGGTTCAGGAAAATCCACGACTATTGTTAATGCACTGAAACTTATTCCTAAGAATAAGAAAGTTCTATTTCTTGCTTTCAACAAGGCTATTGTAGAAGAATTGAAAATAAAAGTTGGAAATTTACCAAACGTTGAAATCCGGACGCTTCATTCTTTAGGAGCTTCAGCGGTTATGCGACAAACGGGAGCGAAGCTTTCTGATGATAAATATAAGGCTTGGGTAAATAACGGAATTAAGTACGGCAGCCTTGCGCCTCGTTTTTCGAATCTTCCTGATGAACAACTTTCGGATTGGAAACAGAATATCCTCCATCTCATTGACTTGGGAAGAGTTAATTTGGTAGATAATATTCGGGATTTAGAATCATTGGCATATAAGCATAATTTAGACCTTATTGATAATGAAGCTACTTTAGCTCTTGCGGGAATTGATTGGGGAAAAAGAGAGATTGATCATATTGACTTTACGGATATGATTTATTTCCCTAATGTTAAGCAAATTCGTATGCCGCAATATGATTGGGTATTCATAGACGAATGTCAAGACCTTAATGCCGCTCAGAGAGAAATGTTTTTGAAATGTATTAAACCAGGAGGAAGGTTTATTGCCGTCGGGGATCCTCGTCAGGCAATATACGGTTTTGCTGGGGCGGATGTAGAAAGTTTCAATATTCTAAAAAACTTACCTCATACCGCAAAACTGCCTCTTTCGCTTTGTTATCGTTGCGATACAGATATTGTAGATTTAGCTAAAGAAATAGTTCCGCAATTAGAAGCCAGAGTTGGAGCAGGAAAAGGAGTAGTGACTCCGGAAGCTCTTATGAAAGACGTTCAGGACGGAGATTTAATTCTTTGTCGGGTATCTGCACCTTTGGTAAATCTTTGTATGAAATATATCGGAAGCGGTATTAAGGCGTATGTAAAAGGTAGGGATATAGGAACCAATCTTATTAATATGATCAAGAAGACCAATCGCAAGCAAATGTCGGATGTTATAGAGCGTCTTCAGCGGGAATTATCACGGATAATAGGAAAAGTGGTTAGCAAGCAGCACTGCACCGAAAAAGAAGCTAAGGGAAGTGAAATGTACCGAGTGTATGAAGATAAGATCAATGCTATTGAAATTCTTTCTGAAGGTTTATCAACGGCAGCGGAAGTAATCTCTCGAATTGATAGTATATTTAAAGACGGAGAGAAGAATGGAATTTGTTTAAGTACTATACATAAGTCAAAGGGATTGGAAAGTGATAGAGTATTTATAATTTGCGAAGACAAGATGTATTTAAAGCACTGTATGTCGATTCCTTGGATGGCGGAACAAGAAACTAATTTAGTTTACGTTGCGTATACACGAGCAAAGCATTATCTGGGTTTTATACAAGATTTTGCTCTCTAACAATAAAAAGAGTTAAAAAGCGGATTATTTTCAAAGATTTTTCGCTTTTTATTTTGCTATTTCAAAAATAAAGCGTACCTTCGCTAATGTAATCGTAAAACGAATTGTAAATCAAAACTGTTAAACAATATGGAAACAACAAATCAGAATTTAGACAGCGTATTAGGTAAATTACGTAAATTGAAAAATCTTTATGAGGGAGCAAAGAAAATCAACTCCGAAGGAGAGGCAAATGCTGCTGCCGCTGCTATACAGAGATTACTGGCACAGTATAATCTTTCCATGGATGAAATTGGTACCGATGAAGAGAAAAAGAAAGACGAAATTCTTCACGAAGAAGTTTCTGGGTTTACCTATAAGAGTATAGGCGGAGAATGGGAAAATCGTCTGGTTTATGTTCTTTGTAAATGGAACTTCTGTCGTTGCTTTATCTACGGAAAATCTTACAAGAATTTGATAATAATCGGCAAGAAGGAGAATATAGAAACCGTTAAGTGGTTACGGGAATTATTGTCGGAGCGTTTTGTAGCTTTTTCTAAGGTTCGTTTCAAAGAGTATAAGAAAACTATGGAATATGCTCTTAAACCTATCAGCTTGGATAAGTATCAAAGAAGTTATCTAATGGGATGTGCCGCTGGTTTGGACGCAAAATTAAAAGAAGAAAGTGACCGAGAGAAGAAGGAAGATGAAGTGTTTGGAACTAAAGTAACCGCTTTGATAGTACGTAATGATACTGCTATTAAGGATTATGTAGCTAATAAGTTCGGAGGCACTAAATCAAGAAAAACTCACGAGAAATTTGATAGTGCTCGAAATTATGGTTACAAAGATGGAAAGAATACATCTTTGAATAAAGCGGTAACAAATTCTCAAAAACAAGAAGCAAGCAAGGTTAAGTTATTACAATAGCGAAAAAGAGAGTTTTGAAAGCGGGCTGGTTCTTCGGAGTCAGCCCACCGTTTATTAAGGAAACATAGAATGAATATGAAAGTTGAGGAAGAGTTTGATTTTGAAACCGAACTATCAAAACAATACGACTACTTATATCGCTTATGTTGGAAATTCGATTTATCGGATGAGGACCGACAAGATTTGGTAGCTGATACTATGCTTCAAGCTTTAGAGAAGAAAGACAAGTTTCGTCCAGATGAGAATGGGAACATAAATTTTCAAGGTTGGTTATACACAATTATGTATAATATGTTTGTAAATAACTTTCGTCGTTCTTGCAGAACACCTTTGGAAAGTTATGATAAGAATGATTTGATAGTTTTAGTTGAATCCTCCCGTTTTTCTGAAGATGCGGACTCAGATATTCTTTTAGAGGAATTGAATGAAATAGTTAATGATTCATACATTAGTGTTATTGATAGAAGAATAATATTGGCGTTTGCTAACGGTTATGCTTATCAACAAATAAGCGAGATAATGGAATTGCCGATAGGAACGATAAAATCGAAAATACACTTTGCAAGAAAAAGATTAAATTCAAAATTAGAAAAATATGAGCAAGATTGTAAAAGGAATTGTAGTTAAGTTCTATGATAATGAAGGACTACTGGACGGAGGAACAGTTATCGAAATCATAGAGAAGGAAGGATCAAGAATTTGTTTGATAAATACTTTAGAAGGCAAGCGAATTCAAAAGAATGAAGCGGATATTGTTCCAATCAAATATCAAAGGGTTGGAAAACCAAGTTCTACTTTCTTGAATAAAGTAAAGAAAGCTCTGATCAAGGAAAACAGAGAATTGAAAAAGTCTCTCATCCCCACCGTCGTTTCTGTAAAGGAGAAGATAAAAGAAGAAATCTCCGATTCCCCTACTCCATTACCCGTAATGAAAGTCAGTCATCCAGATGAGGCTTTGTTTAGTGAATTGAAAGAAGCTAAAGAGAGAATAACAGAATTGGAGAGAAGGAACGAAGAGCTGTCTAAGAACGTTTGCTCTGCCGTTTCGGAGGATAAGTATCATAAGACTATCGTAGCTATGAGAAAGTCTATTATATGCCTTACAAAAGAAGAAGACAGCGAGGCTATGACTTCTTTATTAGATTTGATTTTAGAACTAAATGATATATAACCATGAATCTATTATTTGACGGTAACTATCTAATCCATAAAACTTTCAGCATCTGGTCAACTTATTTCCAAGACCGGAAGGCAACGCCTGAAGAAAATGAAGCTCTTTTATTGGAGGCTTTGCAGGATAAGGATAAACAACAAGTTCTTATTCGGAAGATCATTATTGATATGTGCGCTACGATTAATCGTTTCAAAGATGTTAAAAGAGTAGCCTTTGTTATAGATTCCTCCAGCTGGAGATATAATCTGTATGATGACTATAAGTATGCTCTCACCCGAGTACGAGCTTCTTATTATAAACATTTCCTTCATATGATTGAAGAGTTTGAAAAATTCCTTCGGAGCAAAAAAGTAATTGTAAGTCGAGTCATGGGGGCAGAAGGAGATGATTTGCTTTACCTTTGGAGCATTTATTTTACTCAGGTTTTAGAAGAAGAATTGGTTATAATAACAGGCGATTCCGATATTCGACAAATCATGAATAAGGATATTTCCCTTTTCAATAATAATTCCAAGAACTTTCGATTTTATTGCATTCCTGAGAAAGAAGTGTATTGGAATGAATACTTTGATACCGATATAATGATAGAGCCTACGAAACCTTTTGAGGTTTTGTTGTATAAGGTAATTATGGGTGATACTTCGGATAATGTTCCTAAGCTCAAAAAGGGATTTGGAAATGTAGCTTTTAAGAAGTTTCTGGATTTCATAACTCCATATAAAGTTCCTCAGGATAAAACGGTTTTAGAAATGTCTCAATGGATAGCAAGTCGATTCTGTCATTTCACTAAAATGGATTATGAGGAGATATTAGGAAAGGTTATTTTTAATCTCAAATTAACTTGGTTGAATCTCTCAGTGTATGAGAAATTGGATTATCAAACCGAAAACGGAAAGAGTTTGCTGGAGAATATGCTTGACGATATCAATAAGCAAAAGAACACTTACAGATATAAGAAAGCGTATTCTTTAGAGGATTTTTACGGATTGTTGATCAAATAACCAAATTATAGGAGAAATAAAAATGAACGATTTAAATGTAACAGAAGCATTTCGTCAACATCGGGAAATGCAAAGAGAAAGACTTTGGGGAAGTTTCGCCAATTCTTTTGTTGGATATGATTCCTTTAATAAAGCGAAGGATGACGAATATGAATCTCCAAAGGAAGTTGAAAAGCGGGAAGCAAAAACCAAAGAACGTTTAGGCGGTGTAAAGGGTGACGAGAAACTTCATAAACGTGCTCATCACAAAGACGATGATGACGAGTACGAAGATGAGAAGAGTGTAAAGAAACGGGAAGCAAAGCTGAAAGAACGTCTTGGAGGTATCAAAGGTGATGAAAAGCTTCATGAGGAAGCTGAGAAGAAAGACAAAGTGAAGAAGGGAGAAGACGATGTCAATCCGTTTGATTCTTTTGTTGAAGGAGAGATGGAAAAATCGGATGTGATGGACGCTATTTCTTACGGAGGAAACATTAAGTTTTCTAAGACGGGAAAGGAAATGATCGATCAAATCAAGGACGTTGTTCTCCCAGAAAAGCAAGCCGCTTTAGCTGCTAAGAAACAGGATGCAGATGACTGGTTGGAAGACACGGGTAAAGCTCCTACTCATCCCGTGGAGAAATGGTGGACAGACGGTCTAAAAATAGATGTACCGTATAAATATTACACTTGGGAAGAAACTCGTTGTACGCAAATGGATGATCGTGTAGTTGCTTCACTTTCCGTAGATCATGGGAAGACTATGGAAGGTCTGCAAGTTAATTGTCCAGAGAACGAAGAACAGGCAGTTGCCCGTCAAAGATATAACGATGACGTTAGAGCTATTTGCGAGTGCATGGTGGACATTAAGGCTTGTGAAATCTTGATGAAGAATCTCAAAGAAGGAACAAGCTACGAATTGACTCCACGTCAAATAGTGACACTGAAGTTTGATTAGTATTCTATTGTGATTTTTTGATTTATAAGAAAAGGTTGCTTGAGAAAGTAGCCTTTTCATTTTAGTAACATAGTTATTAGGGAAAAGACAATTTTTATGAAGAAAGAAAGAATTTGGAAATATTTCAAAGTTGGAGATTTAGTTCGGAACGAAGAAGTTTGGGGGAACCGTCTTTTTATAATAGATTCTTTTCATGGAAATTGGTACCTCCCTTTGATTTCAGTTCATCCCTTTGGGAAGGAAAACACCGTAGGAAATATGTGCATCTTTCCGGTATCTGAAACAAAGTTAATTTCTTCAACCAAACGTCCGCTTCGGAAGCTGGATAAAGTAACTATTATCAAGCTTATGAAAAAGGGCAATTTAGAAGCTAAAAGAGAGTTTTTAATCCGTATAAGAAAATAGTATGTTTGAATATGCATCATGGTATGATAAACTCCCCGATGAGAGTTTAGAACTGTATGAACCTAATTTACGTCTTTTCTTTGAGACGATGTATGAACGTCAAATGATTTGGAAGCGACGCTTCATTGATAATCTTCCCCGACCTTGGACTAAAGATAAGATTTTTCAAGAATCTAAGTTTACCAATGTGTATAGGGAACTGGATAGGAATAGTCAATGGCAAATAAAGAATATTCTTTTGGATAATTCTTTGACTCTGAGAAATCTTATTTGGAAGATGATGGTTTTCCGTTTTTTCAATAATCCAGAAACTTTTACTTTTGAACCGAAGGGGAAGGCAATTCAGAAAAATATTTTTGGCGCTCCCGTCAAATCAGGGTTAAAGCAAGCCGATTCTACAGATGAATTGATTCCCGCAACGAAATGGCGTAATGGAATACCCGATTATGAAGAATATGACGAGGATGAGTTTTCTCAGTTTATTGCTGGGATTCGTTCCGTAGGTCAGAATCCCTATACTTCGGCTTATCTTATAAACTCTCAAGCCGCTCCTGGTCATTCTCGTGATTATTGTTATACTCGGGTAGTTATTCCTTATCTTCATAAGAATATAAATAAGCTCATTGCTACGGTGAAGACCGCTAAAACTCCGGAAGATATTATCTCTTATCTAAAAACCTTCCCCGCTGTTGCAGACTTTATTGCTCATGAGTTTTATCAAGACTTTACATATATCCCGAGATATACCGACCAAAAGTTTATGAAGTTTGATCAAAACGACTTTACGAATGTTGGTCCAGGAGCTTCGATTGGGATTCGTCTTATTTATCCCAATTTGAAAACCGTTCGAGAACAAAAACAGGCTATTTATTGGCTTCAAGAACGTAGCGGAATTATGCTTTCTCAAATAGGAGCAAAGAAGAAAGAATATTTCCCCTTTTTAGAATGGGATAAACAAGAGAGAGAATATTACGTTACACATTCCTCGAGGAATGTAACTCTTCACCAAATTGAAATGTGGCTTTGCGAGTTTCAGAAGTATTGGAAGATGATTATCGGAGAAGGCAAACAGCGGAGTAAATTTCAACCTCGAAGCTAAAATGAAATATGATTATTACATAGCTATGCCGACAAGAGGGAGAGTGAACAAGCAATCCACTCTCCAACGTCTTCGACCTGAAATTCGGAAAATGGTAAATGTTTACTGTCATCCAGGAGAAATGGATTTGTTTAGAAAGCTTTATTCGGATCAGGTAGCAAGTATTCAAGAATACGATAAGGATTGTACTCATATTGGAGAAATACGAGAATATATCTTGTTTAATTCCAATTCTAAGAATGTGATATTCATGGACGATAATCTCAGATTTCAATCTCGAAATGTTCCTCGAGATACAAGTTTGAAGAGTAACATCTTTGAAATGACTCCTAAGAATTATTCTGAAGAGGAATTGCTGAATATGCAGATTGAGATTTTCGATTGGATGTTTACTTCTTTAGAGAAATATGCTATGTGCGGTTTGAGCTTTAGACCTTTTAACCGAAATATAAAAGAAGAGATAGTTGAGAATTGTAGATTATTTGCTTTCTGGGGAATCAACGTTGAGAAATATTTAAAACAACCGCAAAGATTTAGCGATTGGGCTTTAAAAGAAGATTTTGCTGTTAGCATATCCCTTATCAGGGAAGGGTTTGATGTAGTTTGTAATTTCAAATATGCTTTTGATAAATCCTCCGGAGCTAATACCAAAGGAGGATGTTCTAATTATAGAACGGTTAATCGTAATAATGAGTTTGCTTATAGACTTCAGAAAGAATTTCCCGATGTAGTGACATTGAAGGAAAGAGAACGGAAGAACTGGCATGGAGAATTTGAAGGAGTGAAGAGTTTGGATGTTGTTATAAAATGGAGTAAAATAAAACTTACCAAATAGTAATAAAATAATGGACAAAGAATTAAAAGATTTTTTTGAAAGTAAGGGTTTTGAGGTAGTAGAAAAGAAAACTACTACCCAAATTCTTATCGAAAACCTTCTTGCGTTTAGCGTGCGTGAGAAAAAGGGAGGATTGTTTGATATTTCTATCAACATGGTGAAAGAAGAGGAAGAAAAAGAAAAATTGAAAAAGCGAACTCATGGCTTTGATATTGATTTTGAAAAAGCTCCTTTTCTCCACAATATAAATATTGAACAATTCAAAGCATTTTGTAAAGAAAGTAAAGTTATTCCTCAAATAAAGCGGCTATCGGAGTTCCGTGAGGTTCAATCAGATTTTACTTTAGCGGAAGCTCAGAAAGATGGAAAGACTTTGAAGTGGCGTTCCAATCTTCCAACTGAAAAACATATTGTAGACGCTGTATTCCGAGGAAGCGAATACACTCACCGTTCAGTAGGTCTGGGCGGGCTGGTTCTTTCTTCTAAGGATGTCGTATTAGACCTTGGAGGAAACATTGGAGCTTTTACTTGTGACATATTCGATAAAGTCAAAAAGGTCATTGCTTATGAACCCGAAGACGTGAACTTTGAATTTCTATCGGTGAATGTCGAAGAGAACGGAGCAAAGAACGTAGTGCTACATAAGCAAGCCGTAGTGGGTAATGAAGACAAGGTGAGAGATTTCTATCTGGGGAAGGCTCCTTATTACTATTCTTTCTTGGTTAAGAATAACCGTAAAAGAGTTCCCGTTGAGTGCGTCAATATTAACGAAGTTATGGCTAAATACAAGCCGACTAAGATGAAAGTTGACATTGAAGGTTCAGAGTGGGAAGTTCTTATCAATTGTACTGATTTTGGACGAGTAGATCAAATCATATTTGAATATAATTTCGATATGAACATGGATCTCAAAGAAGACTTCAAACGGTTTAAAGCTCTTCGGAAACATCTGAAGAAACATGGATTTGACGTTCAGGAAATGGAACGGGATATGAAGCAAAATTGGAATTTAGTGTTCTTGGTAAATAAAAAGTAACAATGAAATCAAAATCTTTATCTACATTATCGGAACCTCTGGACTTTGATCTTCAATTGGTCGCTACAGAGTTGGACACCTCGGCTGCTCGATTAAGATTTCTGAGTAATACCAGTGCAGTTGATCCGTATGAGATAGATGCTTTTACCGCTTTATTTCAAAAGATAAAAACTGAGGAGAGTGAAGTTCTACATATCAATGATAATACTACTCTATATGAATGTGAGGAAGAATCATTGGTAATAATTCTTCATGAAGACTTGAATGAGAAATTTATCGTCTTTGATCTTCAGGACGCTTTGAAGGTAGAAAGAATGATGAGCAGCTATAATAAAGTACAAAAAGACTGAATTTATTAATTTAAAAATTAAGGAAAAATGAAAGATTTTGTATTTGTTTATACACGTGATAGCAAGCCCGTGAATGCCGTTTTGAGAACGGATTTAGATCATGGTGATATGTTCACGGTAATGCAGGTAATGAGACCTGAATCGGTATCGGTTAACGTCTTTCCATTTCGCAATGGAGATGTTTTCAATGTAGGAGATATTCAGAAATTTGTAGCAATGCAAAATATGGGTACTGATCCGGACGCAAAGCCAACTGCTGTGTATGTTCAGAATCCTCCGGAAAGTGAACAATTGGAGATTCCGGAATATCACAAAGTGACGATTACGGTTACCAACACTGGGGCCACTTTGAAAATCAACGGAGCGGTCGTTCCAGGATTGACTTGGTCTGATTATATTGAGAAGGGGCATTCCGTTGCTTGGGAAGCGTCTTTGACTGGCTTTACTACTCAGACGGGGAAGGAAACAGTAGCATCTGCCGATATTACGAAGAGCATCACTTTGGTTGCGACAGGTGGATAAGAAAAGATTTTGTTTTGAGAGAAGAAAGGGAGTGGTGAAAATCATTCCCTTTTGTTTTATCTTTCCATTCTGACAGTTATAGATAATCAAAAATAAAATTGGTTGAAAATGATATGGCAAATTATTCAGAACAATTGAAGTCAGTTGAACTTGCTAAACAAAAACTGGAAGCGAAAAGTTTTCGCCTTATAGAAAAAGCTGCGAAGTCGGATAATCCAGACGACATGATAGCCGCAAGCAATGCGATGAGTCGGATTCAGCAAAAGACCGCTACTCATCCTAAGGCATTTTTCATTGATCCTTTGCAGTTCAACATTAATTTAGGATATAAGGATAAGCCATACACTTTGTCGTACACCACGTTGAAGCGCATGTCCAAAACTCCTATTATAAACTCCATCATTAAAACAAGAAAGAATCAGATAGCAGATTTTGCTGAACCTCAATCTGACCGTTATTCTACGGGTTTTGTTATTAGGAAAAAGCCGAAGTTTGGAATGGAGCAAAAAATGGACAATAGGGATAAGAAAATAGCAACTGCTCTTACAGACTTCATTCTGAATACTGGAGGGGAATACTCTTGGACGAATGATGACTTTGATACTTTTATCCGAAAAATAGTAGATGATTCGCTCACATATGATCAGATGACCTTTGAATGTGTTCGTAATAGGAGAGGTAAATTAGAAAGCTTTATTGCTACCGATGGAGCTACTTTTCGTTTAGCAGATTCAGCATTTCAAGATGATTATGATAATCCGTTCTTCCAAAGGAGAGGAAGCGGACTTTGGGTTAACGAGAATCTCAGAGCTTTAGGAGTAAAAGAAAAAGGTTATTATCCTCAATACGTTCAAGTTTATCAGAATGCTATTGTAAATGACTTCTATCCTTGGGAGCTTTGTTTTGGAGTACGCAACCCTTCAGCTTCTATTTACGCTAATGGATATGGCTGTTCGGAATTGGAAGAGCTTATCAACGTTGTTACCTCACTTCTATGGGGCGATGAATATAACCGTAGATTCTTTAGTCAGGGGTCGGCTCCGAAGGGTTTGTTGAGAGTAAAGGGGAATGTTAATGAGGCATCTCTACAGCAATTCAAACAGCAGTGGCAGGCTATGATAACGGGAGTAATGCAGAGTTGGAAAACTCCTGTTGTAGAGGCAGACGTTGATTGGATTGATCTCCAGAAGAACAACCGTGATATGGAGTATAGTTCTTGGATTGAATATTTGATTAAACTTGCTTGTGCTATTTATAATATTGATCCTATTGAGATAGGATGGGATATAAGTCGTTCGGCTGGTTCCGGAGGTTTATTCGAGGGAAGTCAGAGTCAAAGATTGCAAAACTCTAAAGATAGGGGTTTGTATCCTCTTTTGAAGTTTATTCAAAGAAAATTAAATAAGTACATAATAGGGCCTCTCAATCCTGATTTTGAATTCGTCTTTATGGGATTGAACGGAATGACGATAGATCAAGAATTGGATATGGATATAAAGAAATTAGGTTCATTCCAGACTATTGATGAAATACGTCAAAAATGGGATTTACCTTCTATTGAGCATGGTAATATTATTGAAAATGCGGTTTACGCTCAACAGCTCGCTGCAGCTCAAATGCCTCAAGCAGGCGGTCAGACAGGAGAAGGTGAGGAAGAAGTAAAAGAAACTAAAGAGGAGACCGAAGAAGTTCAGAATCCGTTCGATTTATATGTACAGGAAAATGAAGAGGAATCGGAGACAGAAGAGGAAACTGAAGAAAAAGCTGAAAGTGATCTCTTTGTTAAGGCTTTTGAAACTTTCATGGAAAGAGAAGAAGAAAAACTAAATTCATAAGAATATGGCGAATACAAAAAATATGGGGCAAGTAGCTGGACTGAGTATTGGTCAAACTGCCCCTTCTAATACCGCTTTGATTTGGTACGATAATACGCCAAGTCAAATGACCCATAAAGTTTATAATTTTAAGACAGGGCTTTGGGGAGCACTCGATCCAGAAATTGTATCGGTTATAACTTATTCAGAGCTTGTAAATGCAGCGAAGGTAAATGGATTGCCTATTGGTAAGTTTTATCAAATCACTGACCGTTCAAACGTTCTTGCTTTTGCGATAACTACCACGAAGGTTCAGTATTCCGATACACTGGGCAATATTTTGATTGATGATTTAGGAACGAATATTCAGTATCACGTTTCTTCTTCCAATCTTTTAATCGACGATCTTCAGGGAACGTTCGATGAGGTGAATAAACGTTTAGTTTTTCGTTTCAATGAATATGTGCCTGTTTTCAATACTGATTATCTTTTGGGCAAAAGTCGGGTAGGAAATGCATGGGCATTAGCTAAATACAAAATATCCTCTTTCCTCTCTGCGGTTACGGGAAATTCAATAACTTGGAATGGAGGATTCTTTTTCAATTTTTCTCAATCCTTGCGAGATCAATTCGATAAAAAGGGAGGCGTGGTTTCTAAAGATACCTACGATACTGATATGGAAGAGATAAACACTTCCATAAATAACGTGGGAAAGGAAAATCAACAGATTATCACTAATGCTGAAGATAAGATAACGGAGGCTACAACTGCAACCGCTATTTACAGTAAACAGATTCCAACAGCTCCGATCATCTCCGGAGCACCAGGAGACATTTTAATCAACGATACCTTAACTACTATTGTTTCTAAGTTTCAACGCTGGATTAATCAGTTTAAATATGCTACAGGGATTCTCCTTTCTAAGAACTACGCAGACGCAAAGCAAAATGAGTATGTAAATAACAATGATAACGTAGAAACTGCTATCGGAAAGCTTCAAAAACAGGTTAAGGATATCGGCACGGGTTCGTTGACGGAAGTAGCGAAGAAGGTTGCGTTTGACTATGTAGTAGATAGCGATGCTGCTTTAGCGGGTTTAATAAACAATGCTAATGCTACTTCTGTACTTATCAAAAATGGAACTTGGAAATTGAATTCTCCTGCTCTTTCCAATATTATTCGATTGCATGAGAATACAAAGTACATATATGCCGAACCCAATGCAGTGATACAAGTAATAGTAGATTTGACTGAAGCCACGTCAGCAAATTCTATTGTTCTTTTAACTTATTTGGGAGATAAGCAATCATTCTCAGCTGATAACCTTCAAATTGAACTTTCTACAATCAATACACCTAATCCTCCGGTTTCATTGAGTTTTTCAGTCATAACTTACTATAATCTCAGTAATTTAAGGAATTGTACGTGTACAAGGATTGCACCTTTTTACTCTTTGGCTAATTGGATAGGTTTTTCTCATTGCGAACATTTAACCGATTGTTGGGCTCAAAATCAACAATTCAGTACAATGTTTCGGAATTGTAAGTACATGAAAGGTTGTATTCATAATTATCAAGGAAGTGTTAGTCCAGGAACGTTTTGTCTTTATTGCGATTTCGTTTCTGACTCTGGAATAATTTTTGATGTAACTGCAGCCGATCAACAGACACTCTCTCTTTTCTTTCAAAGTAATAATTTAGTAAATTGCTTTGCTCACGGTACGATGTTGAGATCCACTTATTATTTCAATGGCTGTTATTTTGTTTCAAATTGTGAAGCTAAAATAGAAACTGATACAGCGGGAATAGAAGGTTTTGCGGGATGTTGTCATATTACTAATTGTAGAGTTTACAAAAATAAAAATTTGTCTACGGATAACGCAAAAGGATTTACAGGTTGTAGAGAAATTCATGGTTGTGCCGTTTCCAACAATATTGGTGCCTCCAATGCTTACTTTAGCAGCTACGCTTCCTACACCATGGTTACGGATAATGCCGCTGCCGATACCGCTAATGGAGGTTTCAATTCCATTTATGCTATGAACGCTTAAAAAGGAATTTTATGTGTAAGATAGTTTATTTAACGTCAAGGTGTTTCGATTCTCCTTCTCGGAGATTCAGAAATAATTTGACTCAAGAATTGAAAAGAAGAAACATTGAAGTAGTTTCTGATTCTTCTTGTAAGTACAAAAGTTATTTTCAAAAACATCGCACTTTCGGAATAGCAATTGCTATTGATTTCTTTCGAGATAAGAAGGAGGGATGCGGTTTGACGTTAAATAAACAATGTTCTTACATAAGTCGAGATTTTGCTTATAATCTTTCCAATAATCTTGATTTACTTACTCCTCGAATTCGCTGGAGAGAGTTTAAGTTTGTAGATTCATACGACAAAGAGTGGTTTAAGTTTTTCAATAAAGTCAGTTCTGAAACCAAAGCTATTTTTTACCTTTGTACTTACAATAACCCAGCTGACTTTAATAACTATTCTTTAGCGTTTGACAAGATTATAAAAGCCTTTGCGGATGAAATAGTTCGTTGTTTACGTTCTGATTACGATTATGACGATTATCAACGAAGAGTTCGATTGGCTAAGTTGAAATATAATAAAGTTAAACGATGATGGAATGGTTACGTGAAAATGCTTTTCCTATTGTCTCTCTATTGTTTGGTACGGGAGGTATCGGATATGCGATTATAAGTCGTATTTTAGATCGTAGGAAATATGATCAAGAAGTTCGACAAGCTTCAGCGTCCGCAGATGTAAAAAGTGATGAATTTTGGAAAGCAAGGTATGATGTGTTAAACAGTGAAATGACTTCCAAAGACACTTGGTGGAAAGAACGGTATGATAATCTTTATGCTGAACTTCAAAACGAAAGAAAATTAAGCAATGATATAGTGAGGAGCTTTAGAACAGAGTTAAATGAGATAAGAGCTGATTATGAGAAACAAAGAGAACTGGATAAGCAAAAGTACAATGAACTAATGCAGCAATATGAAAGGTTCCAGCAAGAATCTAACACTCAGAATATAGAACAGATCAATCGAATTAATCAGCTTGAAATATTAGTAGTGGAATATGAGAAGAGATTAAATATTAAGTAATATGGCAAGCGAAGTAAAAATATCAAAAGCTACTATCATATCCGTGGTAGTAGCTTTTATTGTTGGTTTCCTTATCAGTCGGGCGTTTATCGAAGAGCCGACGCCAATCATTAAGGAAAGTATAAAGTATGAACCATCTCCTTATGTAGTTCATGATACTATTGAAAAACCAGTTCCTTATGAGGTTATAAGAGATACTACTATTTACCTTCCCGGAAAACCAATTAAAGTAGACACAGCAGCAATATTAGCTGATTATTTCTTGAGGAGAAAGTATAAGTTAGATTTTTCTACCGATACTACAGGAACGTTTTTAATTAATGCCGAGGTATATGAAAATAAGCTTGTAAATGCCACTTCTACGGTTCGTCCTCTTTACCGTACCCGAACGAAGGAAACGGTCATTTACAAAGTCCCTGCACTACAATTCTATGGTATGATAGGAAGTTCGGTTGATCTGAAAACTAATAAAATTCAATTTGGAGTAGATTTAAAACAGAAGTTCATGATTGGCGCTTCAGGGATAAGATTGGATGACAGATATGGATATACATTAGATTTCGGAGTTAAATTTTAAAAAATGCTTTGCTAATATAAAATTTAATTCTATCTTTACGTTGGAATTAAACAATTAAACTACATAATTATGGAACAATTTGAAAAAATCATTCAAGGGAATCGTGAAACGGTTGCTAACCGTATTCGCAAAAGTTTTAATATTGATTTTCAACTTTCTGAAGGAGAAACTGAAGGCAAGACGGTCAAGAAGGCGTTTAGTAATGAACTTTCTTCTGTTTACAATAAGGCTATTTCTCATGAAGAATTTTGGGAAGAAATGCAAAAAGCTCATAAAGACGGAGATATGCATCCGAACGGCAAATGGGTTTGGGTGAGTTCCGCAAATGGAGGAAGGGGTGATTGGAGAACAGCGGGAGGTAGAACGCACTCAAAGTCTTCATCTGTAAAGAGTTCAGATAAAGAAGAAGAGACGAAAAGTAAACTTGATGATCATGCAAAAAATGCTTCGGATGAAGCTTTGAAAAAGGTGATTCAATCTGAAAATGCTTCAGATGAGCTCAAGGCGGCTGCTAAGAAAGAATTGAAGAATAGAGAAAAAGAAAGTTCTTCAGATTCTAAGAAAGATGAATTTGAATTCAAGTCTCGTCCGGGATACAAGACAGGAAAATTTATTCAAGGCGATGGCTATTCGGTAGCGTATGCTAAGTATGGAGATGATCGTTATGTCGTCATGACTAACTTGAATTATGAGGATAAAGCGGGAGAGGAAATGATAATCGGATTAAAAGGTGATGTAAGTTCTTTGAAAGAAGCAAAAGAGCTATCTATGAAAATTGCAAAAGACTTGAAAGATAAGAAAGTCATGGACACTTTGAGAAATATGGAAAAAGATTTCATTTTTAAAACGAAGAAGATAACGGCAACCCAAATCAGAAAATTTGAATACAGCTGGGAAGACGTTTTGAAAGCTTCAAAGGAAGAATAAATTATGGCAAAGAAGGTAGTTCTGAAAAATAATCATTTCATCCCTTCCCCCTTCCCAGTCGTTACGGCTTATGAAAATAAATTTGTAAAGGTTTGGAATAAAAATATGGCGGAAGCTGTCGGAGAGGTTTTAAAGTATATAGCCAAAACGACAGCTTCGGCTGTTAAAGAAACAGAGAAGAAATGAAACGTTGTAAAGAAATTGTAATTATCATAATTAGTGTAATTTATCTTTGCACTTTTTATGTACTCGGGCTTTTGTTATATTTTATTTCAAAGGCGATAAAAATAATGTCATATGTTCTTACGTTGAATTTCCATTCAGCGAAAGAAGAGTGTCAAACGTTTTCAAAACATTATCGAACTTTAAGAGACTGTTTATGATATTCACACAGGGACAAATTCAAGATATTTTATCTATTCTCAAGAGATATGAACTGATTTTCATAGCCGATCAATTGGGAGTAGATTTCCTTTCTCAGTCTGATAAGGATATATTGATAGCTTCGGGAATTAATCTCGATAAATATACCAATAAGAAAGGAATTGTAGAGCATGCTTTCCTCTGGGGAATATTAGCGGAAGCTATCGGAGATGCAGGAGCCAAAAAGATGACCTATGATCAATTCCAAAAGTTTTTAGCTTCCGGAAATTTCATTCCTCTGACCGAAGAAGAAGAATTTGCCTTACAACAAGTTAAGAATCGAGCTTATACCGATATTACCAGTTTAGGTAGTCGTATGAGAACAGCAAGTTCTAATATCATTATTCGAGGAAATACTCGTCAGCAAGTTATTGTTCAAAACATAATCAAGCAAAAGACGATTAAGGCAGTAGAACTTCGATATGGAGCGAGAACATTAGCAAGTGACTTCGGAAACGCAACTAAAGATTGGGAAAGGGATTGGTTGAGAATTGCGTACTACCTTCTTCATGAAGCATATAACGTAGGACGTTCTCAAAGCATTTTGAAGAATCACGGAGCAGATGCGGAAGTATATTTTGACGTTTATCCGGGAGCTTGTGAACGTTGTAGAGAGCTTTATTTGACTGATCCAGATGATGTAAATAGTGAACCAATAATCTTCAAACTCAAAGACCTTATTGCTAATGGGAATAATATCGGACGTAAAGCGGCTGATTGGTTACCTACTATTGCTCCTACACATCCTTATTGCCGTTGTACGATTAACTATAAGAAACCAGGATACGATTGGAATCCGGAGTTGAGAGCATTTACTATTCCTAAAAAGATTAAACCCAAGAATCCTAAACTTCAAGGTGTTAAGTTGAATATCCGAATCTCCAAGGCTGTAGAGGATGAGTTGAATAAGGCGGTAGCTGCTATTGGTGAAATCCGTCAATGGGGAGATGGAATGTATAAAAAGATTGCAGAAGGTAAATGGGCGAAGGTTACGAATGGAAAGGAGAAAGTTGTAGCTGGCTCGGGAATGATTAAAAAGTTACAAGAAGAATTTCAAAATAAGAACGAAAGTTTGTCTAAGATTAAGCGTGAATTTGAGGATTCTCTCGAATCTAAATTTCCCCGAGGTACGGTAGCATATAACGTCTTCTTTCAGAAAGCTTGGCAAGACGAACAAGACCGAAACGAATTTATCAAGAAAATAAGGGAAGAACAATCTGACCTCAATAAAGAGATATATGAGATAAAGCATCTTTTAGATAAGGAAGCGAAGCTCAAAAGAGAAGCAAAGGCGGGGAAGAAGGAAATGGATGTTCCGGAGGTACAAGAAGCTCTCAAAGATATGAAGAGTATATTCTACAAAGTAGAAAAAGAAGTACCTCGTTCGGGAACAGGAAAACAAATCATGCCGGATGTTACTATTGATGATTACTTTTACGATACCGAAACCGTCTTTCGTTCTGTTCTTCGGAAGGATGAAAAATGGAATGAAATCGAAGAGCGTTGGAAGAAAATGATTGATAGTAAAAAGTACGATTGGCATCGCAGCCCTAAAAGTAGCTCGGAATATCTCATTGATAAGGAAACAGGGGATATTTATCGTTATGCTGATCATTGGGGAAAGGTTGCATCTTGTGATTGGAATTTAATTAGCAAGAATGAAGGTGGATATAATATTGCTAAAAGTAATATAAAGAATTTTGTTCGCAAGGATTCGGGAGTTTATTTCAATCCTCAATATCGTATAAAGATAGTTGAAGCTGCTAATATTGTTTTGCCGAGATTGAAGAATTTAGTTAGCGATAATAAGGATTTTTATTTAACTGAAAAAGCTCGTAAGGAAGTAGTGATTATCGCTGGAAACTTCTTTAATACTCTAAAACATAGTGCTGATTTATCTATGGAAGAAATAGATCGCTTGAAAAAGGAGTATTATGCTATTTAGTAATCGGATAAACAAGGTTAAGTAGATTGTAAAGTTATAAAATTGTATGGAAGAAAAAAAATTGTTACTCGTACAGCCTCACTCAGATGATATTCTTTTCAGTTGTTTTCATCTTCTCATAAAAGAGGACGTTGAAGTACAAGTTCTGACCGTGGAGAATGATCCAAGAAGAATTGAGGAAGATCAAAAATTGTATGACTTTTTAAATATCCCTTTTCATCATCTCAATCTGGATTTTAAAGATGAAAGCTACTACGGATTTAAGAAGGAATATCCAGAAGTGAATTTGGAAAATACCTACGCTTATCTCCAGAAGTATTTCGGAAAAGAAACAATGAATGAAATAGAAATGGAGCTGGTTGAATGGATTAGACGTTTTTTGAAGAAAAATAAGGGATATACTATCGTAGCTCCTTGGGGTATTGGGCATCCGTTTCATTTCTTTGTTAAGGAGATTCTGGAAAACACGGTAGGATTTATGTACTATTATCGTGAGTTTCCTCACTCTTATAAAAGGAGAGCGCAATCTCAAGTTGCTATACAAAGCAATCCTTCTTTGTATATGTTATATTCTTCGGTAGACGTTAAGGAATTTCATGAAGCAAAATGGAAATTAGCTTCTAAGTTCTATCGTTCGCAATCGGGGTTATTATTTTATGAGATGGGATACATAAAGAAACAACTTCCGGAAGAAATATATGTAAAAGACGACTTACCATTTTAGATTATGAAGATATTTATTGCTGATTTTAATATTTCCAAATACGGAGGAATCGTTGAATACGTAGCTTCTATGCTTAAAGCATTTCGAGATTTGGGACATGAAGTAGATGTTGCTCAAATGACTCCTGCTTCCACTACTCAGAACGCTTATAACAAGAAAGTAAAAGAGTTTGAAAGTGGAGAACATCAACGCAAGATTAAGTTTCATTCTCAGGCGGGAGGTTATGAGAAAGATGAAGTAACGGGTTATTGGCGGAATAACTATTACGGATATTTCTTGCCTCCAAGCAACCGTATCGGAGTATATGAGAAGAATGCCGTTGAAAGATGGAAGGAGCTTGTAAGGGATGCTGATATAATTCTTTGGAATTTTATGCCCACTAAAAGTTCTGCTTGGAATAAGAAAGGAGTTGAATTTGATTTTTGGCATAAGTTCTTTGATCTTCCTTCTTCTATTAAACAAGTGTTCTTGGTACACGATGCTTATTTCAATGTTAGAGCTTCCAATATATCTGCTCTGAAAGATAAGATATTGTTTATGGGTTGTGCACATTTAGCGGCATATCAATGTTGTTCTGAGATAGGCATTCCAAGAAGTTTGTTGTTGAATCCACGTTACCTTCCTCGTGGAGCTAAAATGCCTGTGAAAGTAATGGGTAAACGAAAGGAAGATTTTTTTGCTGCTCATATGTTTAAGTCTATGAAGCATATGGAAGAACTTATTGCCACTATTCCGTATATTCAGAAGAGTGAAGAAGAGCGTTTCAAAGTAAAGATTGCTGGAACTGGTATCGAATATAACTATATGACCAGTGATACGAAGACGAAGAGTAATTACATGTGCACTACGAAACGTGATCCCAACCTTCCGAAGAAACTTGACGGTAAACTTTCTCTTTGGAAGAGAGCTGAGAAATTTGGGATGGAGTATATGGGTCAGATGTCGGGTGGTGAAGTTATAAATACTTTGAAAAACACGAAGTTTGCTATTGATCCTTCTTGGGCTGAACATTATGCACGTTATTGTCGTACTCATATAAACGGCTTTATTATCGAAGCTATGTTATGCGGTGCTTATCCTGTTTTGCGTGATTATAGAGGATTGGTGAGGGGAGAGGAAAAGGAAATCTATGATCCGCTATTTGAAAACATAAGAGCAATCATTATTCCGTGGGATGCTACTCCTAAAGAATTTGCCGAGACTTTAAAGAAAGCTATGAAGATGAGTCCGGCAAAATATCTAAAGGACACCAAGCATAATTTCGATTTAGTATATGAATTATTCAATGCTACGAAGAATGCTGAAGAGATAATAAGGCTTGCAAAAGGTGGAAAGAAATTGGTAAAACGAGAGCTGGAGAAAGGAAAGGATTCTTCCACGGTTAAAAAGATCACTAAAGAGATCATGGAAGATTTCTATGGTATTGAGCTTCCGATTGAATGGACTACAGATTGAGACAGTTATAAGTTAGCATAATTACATCTAATAAACGTAGAAATTATGGTTAAGAATGAAGATTTAATCGAAAAAGCCGTAACGAGAAAAGTAGGCGATGCACACCCAACCAAACCTTGGGTATGGACAGAATACAAACCAGGAAAGTTCGATTGGCGTCCAGCGAAAGGCGGAGGTACTCCTAACAAACCTTCTGCTTCTCAAATAGCTAACGCTAAAGCAAAATCAGGTAAACCCATGGATTCCGCTTCTTTAGCTAAATGGGCAAAAGAAACTTCTGAAGATAATCTGGTAAAAGTTGCTAATAGTAAGAATGGCAACGGACAAATGAGAAAGATAGCCTATGACGCTTTAGCAGAACGAGGTTATGACGTATCAAAGATTGATACCAGTGGTTCTTTGGACACTCTTTTGAAAATGACGGGAACAGGAAAGAATCAAGAAAATGATGATATTGCTCCGGCAGCCAAAGGAGCTTCGGTAGACGTAGATGGAGACGAGGAAGATTCTTCTGAGATTACAGAAAAGTGGTATTTGAATCCAGACGATGATCGAGTAAAGAAGCAATTCAATTTGAAGACAAAAGAAGGACGTATCAAATACGATCAATTTGTCTACAAGATGAAAAAAGCGGAACCCGATTACATGAAACCTGTAGAAGTAATCCAGGATTTGAATGAACAATATTTGGAGTTCTTGGATAACGACAAACAGAGGTTTATGATTTCAGCTGGTGGAGCAGGTATTGGTAAATCATACGGTTTCAAGAAACTTGCTGAAGCATTGAACATGAAACCTTTTGAAGAGGGAGACGAGCCAGGAGACGAAGACTATGACTATTATGAAGCTCCGGACGTTAACTCAGGCAAGCAGTTGTTGACTATCTTGAAAGCTCATAACGGAAAGATCATTCTTTTCGATGATAATGATAAGGTTCTCCGCAGAAGCGATTGCGCTTCAGTAATGAAAAAAGCTACGGCAACTACAGGGAAGAGAATCGTTTCAGATGCCGATGATGTTAAAACCAACTTTGAGTTTACAGGTAGGATCATGGTTATGACCAATAAGAATCTTGCCGCTCTTTCAGAGAATGAAGATACCAAAGCTATCATTTCTCGAGCCATGATGGTTTCGGAAATCTATCTTACGGTACCAGAAACAATAGAGGTATTGAAAAGTCGTTATCAAGATATGGAATTTGAAGAAGTTCCTCGTTTGGATGACGAAAAAGAAGACAAGAAGGAAAGAGATGAAATCATAAAACTGATTGTGGAAAATCAGAAAAACATTGATCCAGCGAAATTCACCGTCCGGACGTTCCAAGAGATGCTGAATGCTAAAAGGAAAGTTGATAAAGCTAACAACAAAAGAAATAACGCTATGATTGCATCTTTAATTGGAGATAAGAAAAAGGAATGGAAAGAGAAAGCTCTTGCCGCTCTTACAAAAGCCGAGGAAAATAATTTGTCTTATTTCTCTACATATGAGGATATTGAAAAGGCAGATTCTAATGAGGAACTTTCTCAAGCTGAGGATTTACTTTTAGGTGATGTGTTTGAAAAGGCTGAAAATAAACATTACTTTTCTACTAAGGAAAGAAAGAATCTTGCTAAAAAGAAAGAAGCAATGCCGGACGGTTCTTTCCCCATTCGTAACACCCAAGATTTGAAGGATGCTATTCGTTCGGTGGGAAGAGCCTCTAATCCAGAGGCTGCTAAACGTTGGATCAAAAAGCGTGCTCGTCAATTAGACGCAGAAGACCTTTTACCAGATACATGGAAAGCGGAGGACGTTGCTAATTTCAATTTCATAGATATGGATTTGCAAAAGGCGGAAGACCTTTTGTTGGGGAAGATTGAAAAATAAAAGTCTACCAATATGGATGATTTAAGAAAAGCATTGGAAACAATTGCCCTCCGAAATGGTGAGGGCGTTGTTCCGGATGACCTACTTATTAAGGCTTGCGATGCATACAAGGTGAAGTCTGATTTCTTAGATGACTATGATTACCACGTATGTGTCGCAAAATCTTTATCTGATTATATTCACGGTTTAGAGCCGAGCGAAGAAATTTGTAAGGCTTTAGTTCCTGGGCAAACGAAAGTAGTAGATGGAATAGTTTACATTTATACTTCTACTCCTAATGCCAAAACAAGATATGATTGGAGAGTTTTGAAAAGTGCTAAGCAAGTAGGACGTCAAGTAGATAGTTCCAAAGCAGATTCTAAACAGAAGTATGTAAACGAACTTTTCCCAAGAGATTTAAGCACTCTAAAGACAATTAAACAACTGGGCGGTAGTACGGGAGCGAAACTGGTAGAAGATGCTAAGGGCAATCAGTACGTGATGAAACGAGGCAATAATACCTCTAATGGACATGTTAAGTCGGAGTATCTGACTAATCAACTCTATGAAATTCTTGGATTAAGAGTTCCTGATTTTGAGCTGTATGACGATGGAGGCGAAGCTGTTCTCCTTTCTCGTTTTATACCTATGACCAGAGTTCCTTCAACCTCCGATTATCCTGAAATGGCGAAGGGTTTTGCGGTCGATGCGCTCTTAGCGAATTGGGATGTTTATCAGAATGATAATTGTCTCGTAGATTCAGCTGGAAGAATTATTCGGGTAGATAACGGAGGAGCTTTGGAATATCGAGCTCAAGGAGCGAAGAAAAATTTTGGTGATGATGTCGTAGATTGGAATAGCATGATGAAGTATAATCCTTCGGTTCTTTCTAATCTTTCAGATCAAGAAAAGATTGATCAGATTAATTCTGTTCTGGAAAAGAAAGACGATGTCTTAGGATTCCTTGCGGTCAGCAACCAAAATAGTTTAGCAGCTACTTTCGATAAACGTTTCAAAAGTCTTGAATTTATCAAGAATGATTTAGAGGCTAAGATTCTTAAAAGCGCTCGAAAAGTTTCGCCACGTCAGTTAAAACCTGAAGCTGAAATGTATCGAGATTTTACAGAGGACGAATTGAACGATTTCTGGACGAATCTCATTGGAGCTGATTATCGGAGTAAAATCCAACAAACGAGCAAGAACGGTTGGGAACTGTTGGATAACATATGTCAATCCCGAGGTTTCAACGCTCGTCCGAGAGTAGTAGATGAGACTGAGTATTGGAATACTGTTAGTCAAGTGCCTTATCAGATGTTTCGTGGTCTAACGGGCGGTTGGGGAGGAATAAAAACCGCTGATGATTTCGCCGACGATTTCAGGTACAATGATAATTGTTACTATGGAACCATGGGTGTCCATGGGTGCGGCATCTATTTTCATGTTAACGACGGAGATTCTGATAAAAGTAATACTAAAACTACCTATCGAAAGTCGGACGCTTATCGAGGAGCTTTATCATATTCAGGAAAGAGCGGAGCTATCTTAGAAGCTTGTCTGGAGCCAGACGCTAAAGTTGCTTTAGTTCCAGATTTACAGAAAGAAATAGAAAATTTAACTCCCTATGATAAAGCGGCTGCGGATGCTTTAGATAAAGAACTTAATGACCTTCTTTCTGATCTTGCTAATGCTGATTACGCTCTCTTCAACATAACACAGACTACCATAGATAATATTCATAAGGAAATGCACTGGGATGAAGATTCTTTGGTAATGTCTCAAACAGAAATTGATAATACTGATTGGGGTAATGTTAATGAGAACGGAGATCCAGAATATCCCAGTTTTGAGGATTTCGTAAAAGGGAAGATGTTTGATTGGGTAACCAAGAATGGGGGAAAAGTTAAGG